TTATTTCTTTTCATTACCTTTCACCTCTTTTTCAATTTCTAAAAATGATTTGATTGCGTTTTTTACAGATTCAAACACTCTTTTAAAAAGCTTGTCATATCCGTACATAGCGCCATAAGCAATAAAGAACGAGCCTACAATTGCGCCGACAATTATATACCAAACGAGTTTGAACGGTGCAATTTGACTTGCTGCAATGACTGCAACAAGGGTTAAAATCAAAGACACACCGAATACAATCAAGTTGTAAACGATATTTTCCTTATCCTTAAATACGGATTTGATAATTTCAGTGATAATTTGTACTGCTAAAATAAGTAATGCAATAACGATTAAAGATATACATAATGTTTTCATTTTTTGTCACTCCTTTATTTCACTTTATCTTCAAGGTCTCTAATTCTGTGGTCGGCCACCTGCACCTTATTTTCAAGCACAGGAACACGCTGTGCAAAATTATTATGCTGGCGGACTTCTCTTGTAAGCTCGTCTATTTTGGTGTCGGTAACAGCCTGCTGCGTTTTCATATCTGATTGTATTTTTCGATTGTTGCTGACATTAGTAACAACGACACCCAAAAACGACAATCCGCCTGTTATCAATGCAACAAGAATTTCATTGGTCAATTTTCGCTCACCTCACTATTCGTTGGCTGAATAGCTTTTTTCAGCTCATCAATTTGCGCTTGCAAATCGTCAATATATGAATATACATTTTCAGCGAACGCTTTTAGTGTTTCATCGTTTGTTCCCTCATGTTCATAAGTAATATTTGATTCACTCAAATTGAGCTGCGCCGGAAGCACCTTCAATCTAGTGGCGGTAGCTGAAGTTTCCATTGTCAATCCGGAAGCGAGCGACACTTTTCTATATAAGTAATTGCCAAATTCGTCCTTTTTTGATGTCGCCATAATCAATCCGATGCTTCCTGACGGAATATTGTCAACTCTGCAAATCAGGTCATAAATATCGGTGAATGGATTGATATAGAGTGACTCCATAATGCTATTTTCTTTGTAGCATTTTTGTTCACTGTCAACATTAAGTTCGAATATGGTCATATCGAAGAGTGGATTTTTAATATATTTTTTTGTTGACGCTATTTCCTTTTCTGTCATATTCGGTGATATATCGCCGATATACAGAATATCCGTTACATTTTTGATTGTATCGAATAGAATTTTAACAATATCACCTTTCACCACTTTGAGCGTAAAAGGTGTAAAGTCGGTTACTCCCGGAAAGCCGATTAACATATCACCACTTTCAGCAATATCGTATCTGCCTGAATCAGTTATGGCTGTTAACATATCTGCTTTTTTCAATACTGTCGAACCATTGTTGAGCGAAAGTATCGTTTTGGTTCTGTTGAAACTTAAACCGTTGTCAGCGTCAAAACTGCGCTGATGGTTGCCGAGTGCAGAATTTACTGTCTTAATTTCATCTTGTAATTCTTTTTCCGTAACTCCATAATAATCCGTCCAATCGTCATTAACTTTTTCAGGTATGCTGTCAATACAATAACAACCGAATCCGGTTTGAATGTTTACTGTATTATCCTTTAAAAATAGCAAATTCCCCTTATCAAGCTTAAACTTCTCGACGCCGTTATATGTTACAGAAGTTGCATCACTCGCTTCATAGCCACCGTCAGCTGTTGCAGTAAGTTCAAGCGTTCCTGAACATAGTGTTCGTGGCAGATTTTGAAGTGCGGTGTAGTCGGTAACTTTGAGAATATCCTCAATGCTCTTTTGAGCTGTTTTGCCATTAAAAACGCCCAACAAGGTATCATCCTTGTTAGGCGCTCCGATTGATTTAATTATATCTTTTATTTTTTTTAGTCCCATATAATACCTCCTTAATATACAGCAGGATAAGTAGCTGAAAAGCGAATATGCGTAGCCTGCGGAATAGAAAGAGAGCCGAATGAATAAAAAATCGCCTGACCGTCAGGATTTATCGCCACAGTAAATATTTCCTTGTTACTTGCAATACCAATAACTGATAGCTGATTTGCAGGTCGCATACCGACAGGCAACGTCAATATTGCATCCCCTGCTTGCGCATCGCCGTTTACGTCCTTATTAATTTGACAAGTAACCGTAACTGTAACTATTCCGTTTTTACGATAAAATTGACAATTGTAAAAATTATAAAATATAGCGCCAAAAGCAACTTGTGATTTATAATCTTGTAGAGGCTCAATTCCTATTGAAGAAAGAGAGCTTACACCTGTACCGCCGTATTCAACAGGCAACGCCTCATTACTTGAACTAAAAATATGCCGCCATATTACATTATGAGGGTTGTTTTTATCAAGCAAATGGTTTGAAAGCGTTGATATCGCTTTTTTCACTTTTCCCCAAAGCGTACTCGTTTTGTCGCCTGATGAAACATTTTCAAATCGGTTTGCTTCTGTAAATTTTGGTACGGCATCACTTGATGAAACATTTTCAACTTTTCCAAGTCCTATTTGTTGAGCAGTAACATTATGAGGATTTTCGTAATTTTCAGTATGTTCCTTAAATTGATTTACCGTAACAGTATCATAATCGCCTACAGCAACGGTTATATTGTCTGTATCGGTTATAGTAACGGTAACATATCCTACGTAAAGAGCAATAACACCCTGTTCCATTTTTTCAAGCCTTGCGGGTGCATTATCATAAGCATAAGCATAAAGAACCTCATTGCCGTCCTTATCTTCAGCATAAAGACCATATTCGCACCAATCAAAGCTTTTAGGAATTTTAGAGGTGTCAAGTTCCCATTTAAGATTTAAGATATTTTGCTTTGTATTATCATAAGAGGTAAACGGTACACTTGTAACAACATTGCTTAACTCGGTAGCTTCTAAATAATTAGTTTTCTCAACACCGTCACCAAAAGCAACCTTAGTAAATTTAATGCTGTTACCATTAACCGCTCCGATATGCAGAGCCTTACCGTTATTAGTAAGTTTAAATGCAGTAAACATTTATTTTTCCTTTCTATTCATCGAGAATCAGTATATTTCCGTCATCATCGAGAATTACGTTATTTTCATCATCGGCACAATACACTATTGTGTCATCGTTGTACTCTTCAACGCTTATTTGATTTCGTTCCTCGATTTTTGTAAGAAAACCGATTTTTAAACTTTCTTCGATTTCAGTTTTGCCGTTCAGCGTGTAATTCACATTCATAGGCAACCACGTATCGATAAAATTTTTAATAAGCGGAATATCGACTTTATGAATATTGAGCCATATAGCAAGCTGATAAAATTGCTCTCTGCTATTGTCAACAGTAAAATTATCTTTGCCGCAGTATTCTTGAAGCTTTGAAATAAATTGCGGCAAGGTCATACTTGCCACTGTATTCCATTGCAACAGCACCTTGTTTCTTCGATTTTCAATACTTTGGCTTGAAGTAGGAATAATTCCCAAAAGCCGCTCATATTTGGACAATACGGTTGCATCGCAATCCGAAATAAATGCTGAATCAAAATTCCAATCAACCGCTTTGTCAATACACGAAACCTCAATATCGCCCGATTTGCAAAGCTGCTTGAATTCATAATATTCACGCAAAAACGGCGGCAAATATTCTAATAAGGTTTTGGTTTCATTATCTGTTGCCATTATGAAATCACCTCATCATTTATTTTAAGTATTCCGAGAGTGGCAACACTTATTTCATCTAAAGTAACGCTTTGACCGTTATTCAAAGTGCAGGAAACATTTGTAATATAATTACTGCACTCGTTATATATGGCAGTTAAAAACTGAATTGAGGTAAGTTCCGTATTATCGCTTGTTTCCCACTCACTCTTATAATCAGCTAAGGCGCTATTAATAACCTCTTTAACAGATGCTTTGACATCATCAACCGAATAGCCCTGCTTCAATGAAACGGTAATATCAAAATCAACATTAACAAGCTTTGCACTCTGAACGTTTACACAATGTCCTATCGGAACTATGCCATCACCGCCGCCGTCAGTCGGGTCTAAGGTGGTTTTCAACTCATTAATAAGTTCCTCACTCGGTTTATTCATATTACTGTCAAGAATATAGACTTCAACTGTTCCACCTGATGACAACGTTTTATTTTTAATTGCTGATGATACGGCAGAAAGCCAATTTTTCACATAGGATGACAACGAACTATCAACCGCAACATCGGCAATCCATTGATTAACCTCCTCATTAGGAACATACTCCGTTATACTCGAACGCATAACCTTGCAAGCGCCTACTTGACTGTTTTCTTTAATCTTATTGATATAGTCCTCACGATTGCCGCCAAAGGCTTTACTTTGCAAGGAACTAAAATACCTTTCACGAAATGTTTCCACATCTTCTTCGTCAACTCCGGGAACGATAACAGCACTTTTATAAGTTTCATTGCCATTGTCATCAAGGATTTTATTACCCTTATCATCATAAAGAACTGCTCCTTGAATTTTTGCACTTTCAAGACCGTTAATTTCATCAACAGGTATAAGCGTTCCGCTTTCGAGATTGCCTATAATTCCCTCTGTAACACAAACGATATCATAAGCACCTGCAATATCATCACCGCTTATTACTTCAAAAGTAAGCTCATAATCTTCCGAAGTAAATCTATCCCCCACCTCAATCTCGGCAGTTGGTGGGTCTGCCATCATTCGCAAAGTTGACGGTGTCGCTTCAATCGGATATATATTTCTTTCGGCGGCTCTTTTGGTTAAATAATAATAGGATGCTGTGTCGGCAAATGTTTCGGTTAATACCTCGTCAAGTGCCTCGTAATATGTTTCAAGTTCCAACGCAAGCGGAGCAAGGGCGGTATAAATAATAGAACCCTCTCGTTTGTCGATATCATCAGAAACATTATTTAGCATTCTTTGCATTATTGTATTAAAAGTTTGATTTTCATACATTTATATTCACCTCCGTTTCAATTTCAATATCTTCATCAGCCGTTACTACCGTAAACTTTGCAAAAACATTTTTCTTTTTTACAGAAATATCAAAATCTGTAACGTCCTCAATACGGTCGTCCATTGTTAAAGCTTCTTTAATTCTGCTCGGCAAAACAGCACAAACATAGTCTTTATCTTGACCTATTAAGTCTTGATACTCAAAACCGTAGTCACTGCTAAAGGCTTCATCATTATATCTTTGCGTATTCAAAATACAAGAAACGACTTGTCTTATAGCGCTTTCGCTATCTTCTTCGTCAATCATTCCGCTAAAACGTTTAGCGGCTGTATTCATTTTGAATGTGCGATTAGGATAAGATGAAATATCGACTTCATCATCAATCTCGTCATCTGCCGATTCGTCAATAATATCATCGTCATAAATGTAATCATCATTTGAAAATGCCATTTTTTGCCTCCTAATCTAAAACATCCAAAACAAGATATTTACCGCCGCCCTGCTGACGGAGTAAAACTACTCTCGTTTCTGTTTTCTTAATATTATCTCGTGCTGTTTTTGTCACATATAAAAAGCTCTCATCAACTGTTATTTTCTGACCGAGCGATATTTTTAAAGGGCTGACATTTTTAACCCTGCCAAGCTTAATAATGCAGGGCTTAGAAGCATCCACAGCCTCTATCGCCGCCCTTTTCATTAATTGAACAAGATTAGAGTTACTTGCCATTAAAGCCACCTCCTGAAAGAATAAGGTCCATTGTATGCTTTCCGTTTTCAAATTTATGCGTTACCTTTTCAACAAGCAAATAACTGCTTATCTTACAGTTAGGCAAATTCATAATAACAGGCACCATTGAGCCTGCCCTTACGTTTCTATCGCCGATTACATCTTTAACGGTAAGGCTTTTTGTTTTTGTGCTATACATTTTCATATATGCCTGTGCCTTTAGTTTTGCAACCTTAATATTATCCACCTTTTCGTAAAGCTGAAGTACACCCCATTGATTGATACTTTTTGAAGATTGACAAACAATAGTATGATAGGTTGTTTTCTTATCATCTTTGTTTGTTTTTTCATAAACAATTTTCACTCGATTGTATGTATTACTGTCAATTGAGGTTTCAAGTGAATAATCCTGCGCTGTTTCAACATCAACCACGCAACTATTCCTTTTCATATTGCTTATATTTTTCAATGTCAGTTTACCGCAATTATCATAAAGAACATATATTTGACTTTTTTCAAGCATAGTGTTATCGAGCGCATCCTGAATAATATCGAAGCATTCCGAACCCTCTTCTATAGCTGACATTCTATATTTTGTATCTGCTATTGAGCCGTATTTCAAATTCATTCGCTTAGCCACCGTTTTAATGACCTGCGATGCCGTTTTCTTCTTGTAAATAAGGAAGTCCTTATTTTTCAGATAACGCAGTTGGTCATAAGCAACATAGCTGTAAATGCGGTCTTTTGAGATTTTCTTTGTAAAAACATATCCTACAAACATTGTTTTCGGGTCAGTTCCGTCACTTTTGCATAGAGAAACAATAATACAGTCGCCCTCTTGAATGTTATATTTGTGGTTATCGTCATAAACAACCTCAAAATCAAATTGCCCCGGTGTGCCTTTTCTTTCCCAAGTAATTTTAGCGCCCTCTTTAACAGGAACATACCTATCAATATATGAGCCTTGGGTAGTAGTAAAATGCCGCCAAACGGTTTGAACATATGTACGGTTTTGCTTATTAGTATCAGTAATGGTAACGTTCTTAACCGCCGTTGATACTTTGGTTTTATTTTTCAGTATTTTTTTCAAATACTTAATTTCTTCTGCCGAAGTATCTTTTGTTGTTGAGCTTTGATTTTTTGGGCGAAGAATACCGTTAATAGTATTCTTGTTATACGGAATACCCATACGGATAGACATTTTATCGTGCTTGCCTGTTCCATTTTGGTCGTAATAAGTGAAACGACCGTTTGAATTGCCACCTGCAATAATAAAGATATGACCGTTTCCGCCACCACCTGACGTTTTAACTCCTATATCACCCTTTTGTACCTCATTATTCTTTTTATAAGTCGGTGTAATAAAAACAAAATTGTTTTTTAACCACGTTGACGACTTACGGTTAAGCCACCACTCTTTAGCATTTCCTTTAAAGCCTGCGCTTTTACCTGTGATACATTTTTCGATATACAGCTTCACAAGGTCTACACATTGAACGCCGTAAGCCCTGTCATAATCAGTTGCTTTGCCAAGAAATGTAGAAACAAAGGTATCAAAATTCATTGTCTGTCCGAATAGTCCTGTATTCGCCATAATAGATTATCTCCTTTTCTTCTTAGCTGTCTTTTTAAGCTTAAGCGTTTGACCGGGAAGCAATTTTGCTTTTTTCCTGTCCTTATTGGTTTTCAGCTTTTTAAGTAGCTTCTTTTTGGAATTTTTAACAGTCTTTTTATTAAGATTGTAAATTGTTTTCCATTTTGCTGTATCACCGAAATACTTTTTTGCAAGGCTTGAAAGTGTATCATTCTTTTTGGTCTTAACCGTTTTAGGCGGCTTGGCCGTTAGCCTTTTAGCGCCCCAAGTTTTATACTCTTTGAGTGTCAAATTTATTGATACATCAGTGCCAAGGTCTTTAGCATCCTCGGTTACCTCGATATTTTCAACAGTAACCTTATAGCTTTTGCTTTCGTAATTCCTGTCAGTAGCACCGTTAGGCGATTTTCTTGTAATCGTAAAAGCAACAACCTTTTTAGCCGTTTGATACGCCCTAAGCTGTTCAACATAGGCTTCAGGTGTGCCTGATTTACCAACAGCCGCAAAAGGATAGTTATATCGTGGCAATATAAGGTCACTAATGTTAAACTCTATTAAACTCGGCGATTTACAGTAAGAAACTTCACCCTCGTTAATAAGGGTGACAGTTTCATTATTACTTTTCATTGTTTGAGTTATTTTGCTTGGTGTAATCGGAAAAACAAATTCATCAAGTTGCATTAAATACATTTTAGTGATTACCTCCGGCATTAGAGTTAAGACCCTGCTCAATCGTACTTCTCAAATGCTCTGTCACATCGTCAATATCAAGGTCGTTACTTATGTTGTTATGATTTATCATTTCTACATTAACAGAGTTAGTATAGCGATTTATAATCTGTTCTTCTGCCATATCCTTTAAGTATTCAATGTTTTCGCTTGTAGCGGCCACCGAATCGCTTATACTTGATGCGCTGTCTGCCGCAGAAGCAGTTGAATTTGAAATTTTATTAAGCAAATCAGCTAAATCTTTATTGTTTGTATCAACAACAAGTTTAGATTTCATTTTATTGGCAAATGTCACACCTTTGCCATAAGCATCTTTATAGCTTTTTCGATTGATACCTTTAGGCGCAAAATCAAATTTTTTAGTATAGTATTCATTTCCACCAATCTTTTCAAAAGATGCCCTTGCAGTGTCAAGTTTCGCAGTAACATTATGACCTGTAATATCGTCCCAAATTCTTGTAAATGCCTGTGCAAAGCTTACTAAACCTCCAAGCATTTTTGCTAATAGATTAGTAAAAGCATCTTGCATACTGTTAAAACCACCTGTAAATATGTTATAAACCCAATTCATAACATCCTCTACCGGCTTAACCAAAAGCATATACAATAATTGAATAATACCGATGTCCTGCTCCTGCACCGCAGCGGAAAGCAGAGCGCTGCCCTCTGGCTGCATTAAAATTCCTATAACAAAATTATAAATGCCTGCGCCGACGACAAAGACTGAGCCTGCTAAATTCTGCAAGCCTGTTGTAGTTTCGGTTTTAAAACCGTTAAAACTTGCCACAAGAGCTGTAATTATTGCAATTATCAACATTATTGCTCCTACTACAATAAGAGCAGGACATGCAAGCATTGCTGTGTTCAAACTAAATTGTGCACTTGCAGCAGCTTCTGTTGCTGCGGCATCAGCTGTTTTTGCTGCGGCATCTGTTGTTGTAGCGCCTGCACCTTTTATCATATTTTTTATATTTCTCTGTGTTTCTTTATTATGCCATGCTTGAACAGATGCTTGGATAGTTGTTACCGCCGAATGAATTGCGGTTAAACCATTTATTGCAGCAATTGCCCCTTTATATAAACCGAATACGGTTAGTCCTGCCACAAACAAAGGAATGATTGCTCCCATGCTTCCGCTGATTTTTTCTGTAAAACTATCGAAAGATTGAAAAGCAGGACCGACCATGGTAACTATATTACCTGCTAAAGTACCCAAATTACCAAGCGTTGTTTCTGTAGTTTTACCAAAATCAGCAACAATAGTTTTAAGGTCCTTACCAAATACGCTTTCAACAGCCGTATCTACTTCGGTTATAGAATTTTGAATTCCTCTTGTAATCGCCGCTTTCGCATTATCAAATGTAGCACTCCAAGTTGTTGCTGCACCTTTTGCCGAGCCTGCTATCTTTAGTACGCCGTTAGTACCCTCTTCAAAAGCCGTAGAAACAGTTGTAATAAAGTTTCGCGAACTGATAGTGCCTTTGCTCAAAGCATTTTGAACAGCACTCGCACTTTGACCTGTAGCCTGAGCATAAATACCGACAGCGTTAATACCTACATCAGTCAATCGATCTAGCTGTTCCATTTCAACTGTGCCTTTTGACATCATCTTACCAAGCGCATCAGTAACGGTACCTAAAGCCTCGTTAGTTCCGGGTCCGTAAAATGAAACAGCATCAAGCCACTTAGTAACCTCGCTTGTAGCATTTCCGATATCCATACCCCTTGTAACAAAGTTCTGAACAGCGCTCGCAGCAGTATCAAGACCATACGCAGTTCCTGTTACAGAATCTTTTATTCCGTTTAATGATGCTTTTGCCATTTGAGCACTACCTGTAATGGCAGTCATTGTCCTGTTATAATTAGTCATAGTATCCATACGCTTAAATGCGCTGTCTAATTGCCCTGTTACAACATTGCTCATTGTTTGAACAACACTTAGTCCACCTATAACGGAGAGAAGTTTTGATACCGATAATTTAGCAGTATTAAAGCCATTACTCATTTTAGCTGTTGAACGCTGAACTGAATTTCCTGCCGTAACCACTGTGGAATTTATTTTGTTAATTTCATTATTGCACATATTTATCGTTCTCTGTGCCTTATCAACTGCAGTAGTATCAAAACCTTTAACAGTAGCCGTATTGACTGAATGCAAGGCATCGACCGTATATTGCAAAGCAGAAGTGATATTACGCAACGGTGCTGTCATTCTGTCAGCAATAGTTAATGTTGTTGTTATGGTTGCCATTTTATCAGTCCTTTCATTTTAAATCTTTTCGAGCCTTGTCCTCAGCCTCTACTCTTAAATCAATAGAAGCTATAATAAAGGCTCTTTCTTTTTGCGGTAAATTTGCAAAAGTCGAGGGCAATATTCGTAATTTTTGGAGGGCATAGTGTGCATAAGCCGCATCTCCGTCCTCTTGAATTAGTTTTTTGCCTTTTCGACATCATCGTTAATGTCCGTAAAGCCGTTGAGTTCTGTCACGAAAACAAGAAACTGTGAATACTCGCCGGGGTTATCAATCATTTCAACGATAAGAGCTTCAGGTGTCTTTACGCCGTAGCTGTCCTGTAACTCAGCATCATTAAGATTCGGCTCAACAACCGATTTTGCAATAAGAGAAGCATTATATTTAGCAACATCAAGCTGTTGTTTAAACTGATTAGGCTTGCCAAGAATAGGTACATCCTTTGTGTACTTATCTCTCATAGCCTCAGCTTCTTTAGTGGTAAGCGGTTTAATAGTCCATTCAATCGGATTGCCGTTTTCATCGGTAAATGACTTCGTAGGGACATACTTAACATTTTCCCTTACTGCTTTATTTTCTTTAAGAAATCTACTGAATTTTGACATAGTTATTTATCCTTTCGTTTTTAAAAAAGTAAGGGACTGAATAATCAGCCCCTATAATTATTTTGCTTACATTCCTGCAAGCTTGTTGAATTTGTTAGGAATTTCAAAATCCTCAAAAGTAAAGTCCATATCCTCGTCAAGGTATTCACCGTCGGCATCAAATTTTGCAAGGATACCGCCGTCAATATTACAATTGATAAGGTTTACGGTCTGTAAGCCTACGCTTGAAGTCGGGTCCTCGTTAGTAACCTCAATATCGAAATAAACATCTTCGCCTGTTCTCTTATATCTTTCGAGAAGTTCACGGAAAATTGAAGTGTTATAATGGAATGTTGCAGAGCCTGAGCCTTTCCAACCTGTAGACTTATTACCCTTACCTGTTTTACCCAATATAGGTACTTCGGTTTTGGTCTTTTCAACCTTAGCCTCAAGCTTAATCGCCTGCATAAAATTGTATCTGTTTCCGTCGACAGTAACATAACACTCTGCAAGTTTCGCAGATACGGTATCTTTTGCATTCATAATACTTTTAGTCATTGTATCTTATACCTCCCTTTTTACTGTATTGTAACAGTCATATAGAGCTGTTCCATAGCATTTACAGGTGTAACCGCTTCTGTCACTACAACAGATTTCTTTGTGTCACCCTGCTCAACGATAACTGTATCGCTGTTAAAGTCCTCAATCGCCCTGATTTGCTCTAATTCCTTGTGATGCTTAACAATATCTTTCCAAAGCGAATTTCTGCCGCCTCGGTCATTAGGAATAATACCAAGATATCTTGTGTTGAACATAACAGCAATATCATTTGCAATTTGGTCGAGAACTCGAATCGTCTGATTAGATTTAAAGTCATCGCCCTTTGCAACTGTAACAGTAACAAGAGAGTTGATATCGGATAATACACAAATATTATCATCGCTCTGCTGAAGCGTGAACTCGCCGTCTTTGATAGCCTGTTCAAGCTGTGCCTGCGTATAATCAACATTAACGGTATATTCGCCGTCATATTTAGTATTAGTGCAAGATTTATTGACTGCAACACCTGCAATAAGGCCTGTTACCCAATAAACAAGGTCTGCCTTTGTAGCACCGTCTGTAACATCATTTTTAAGGTTGACAACACCCTCATAATCAGCTTTCTTGTTATAAACAACAAGCTGAAATTTCTTGCCTACCTCATCACGAAGTCGCTTACAAAAGCTTATGTAAAGCTCTTTTGTGCTGTCGTCCTCAGTTGCAACACCCATTGCGTTAAATGAATACCTTTCAATTTTATCAAGGTATTTTTGGTGTGCTTCGCCGTCTGCTGTACCGTTAGTACCGCCTGTAAGAGCAGTTTTAGCTGTCACGATAAGATTAGCTGATGAAATGAATGTAACAAAATCATTATCAACAAGTTCACTTGCCTTAGCTACAGTTTGAATATCAACAGTCTTATTATCAAAAACTGTTTTAACATCAAATTTGCTTTGCTCGTCAACATTCTTCTCAATCACAATAGCAATATCGTTTCCTCTTGTGCCTGTGTATTTTGCTTTTGCAAAGGTACATTCAGCTTGCTTGCCACCGCCATTTAAGCGGAAGCAATGAAGTGTTGTAGCGTTCTTAAAGATTTCACGCACAAGCTTAAGCTCGTCGGCATCAACCGAATAGCCGAAAATCGTATTGCTGTTCTTTTTAAAATCCGAAGCTGTCACCGTAAACACCTTATCATCCGCACCCCAATTAAGAGGCAATGCAATCGTTGCAATTCCTCTGTCTGATAAAGCAGATGATGCATTAGCCGCTGATACAAAGTTAATATATGCACCCGGCAAGGTCTTGTTTTGTGCTGTAAAAGCACCGCCGCCAAAAGCCATATTATTTCACCTTTCCTTTCAAATACTTTTTGATTAATTCGTGAGTTTCTTTAACGGTATATATTTCACCGTCAATAAGAAGAGCAGTCAACAAATCTCGATTACTTGAAAAAGCATCCGAGTTAATCAACTGCTCTTTTGTGTATTTTGTTTCTGTTTTTTTCATTTAATCACCTTTGATTTAATTTCAACTCATTCATTTTGTCTACATTATCACCAACTACCTTTTTAAAGAAGTTATAGCTTACCTGAAAATTGAGCATATTGTCGCTAAGTGGCTCGCATTGCATATCCTTACCGAAAAACTTATCCTCTCCGTCATCAATACAATCCAAACAGGTATAAAGCCTGTTGGATATCTCGCTACGCTTTTCGGCGCTCACATCATCAATCGGTATAAACTGAATTGATATACGATTTTCAGAACGCAAACGATTATTTATAAATCTGTTTTGAGCGTTGCGAACATAACTAATGAAAAAGCAGGATTTATTTAAACCCTGCTTAATTTCATCAATATAGTATTCGTAATCATCGCCGAACTCGTTATATAAAGCATTACATACGCCATTAATTAATAAATCAGCCATTAGTAAACAAATCTCCAAACTCTTTTTTCATTCTTCTTTCAAGGTAGGTCGGTATAACATTTCTTACCTCGTCCTCTGCTGTACTCAACATTTTAAAGCCGTCAACAAACTTGTCGCTGTTCTTTATTCTGTGTCCGAACTCAACATAATCGGCATACGAAGTATTATTAGTAACACTTGTTTTAAATGTATCGCCGATTTTTGACATTTCAAGGTTATCGGTTATAGTAAAGCCTCTTCTCAAAGTACCTGTGTCAACAGGGCTTCGTTCTGCCGCTTTTTTAAATATTTCCGATACAATCCTTATTGAACAATCCTTACAAAAATCATCAATACGGCTTTGCTCATTTTCAAGAGTATTAATAAGTTCTTCAAAAACCTTTGTATCACAACTCATTATGCCCACCCCTCAAATAATTCAACTTCAATTTCTTGGTGCGAATCGTAAATAAACGGTTGTCCTGCATTTTTGTATTCAGTAGTAACACCGTTTTGAGTAACAGCAATCTTTGAGCCGGGAGAAATAGAATAATCAGGCGGCAAAAACAACTTAATTATCTGCGCAACAGCATTAACCGAATCGCTTTGAGCCGTAGGATTTGCCGTTTTAAAAGACAATCGGCAAGGCACATCTTTATATACAATTTCATCATTAAATGAAGTTGTATGATTAGCATTAACAGTCTTTTTATGCTCAATTACCGTGCATTTGCCGATATATGTACTTTCAATAGCTTTTCTTACCATTTGATTTTGCGAAAGCATATCAATTCACCCTCACCTGTATTAAGTAAAGAAGAAACAATCGCATCAAAGCGCTGTTCATCAGTCGTAGAACCCTCACCTATGGCAAAGGTAACGTTTGTATCGCCTGTTTGAACTGATTTTACCGCTGTTTCCAAATCAATAGGTAAATCGTCCGATTGTCCTGTTGACTTTTGGTTATACAAAACATTGCCTGCCACTCTTTCAATGACAATATGATTGAGTTCTTTAGGTATTGCTGAGATATTGCAGAAATTTTTAATGTGGCTTACTACCTCATTAATTGAAAAAGCAATAAGCCACACATTATTATCGCTTGCAGTAAGCTTATATCCCAACGTTTCAAGCCTTTTTAAGATAAGTAATATAAGCTCATCGTCAAAGGCTGAATCGTTAAGAACGGCTGATATAGCCTTAATAAATGAACGAATTGTATCGGATACCTCGGTTGTCATTTAACAACCCCCTCTTATCCCTTTGAGATAATTCTTGTAATAGCGATTGCCTTATCAGCAATAGCCTCAGTACCGTCATTAATAATGCACCAATTTGCACCGTTAGAAAGGTCATCGTTGGATGCCGAAGCAGTAAGAGATGCAGGCTTTTCAAATGAAATACCGTCAACACCGCAAATATAGCGGTCACGGGTATAGAGTGTATCCTGACCGCCGTTTGTTTTAGGGTCACGGCTCATTTCGTAAGGAACTGAATCACCGATATCGTCACAAATAATTGAGCCTAAACCGAGTACATAAGATGTATGCTTGGTATAAGCATCAGCAGCCTTAATATTTTTACTTTCATCAGCCTTAACAGCAGGAATATCCTCGGTAGGCATACCATCATCAACGAGTACCGCTCTGCCGTTCCAACTGCCAAGGGCAAGTTCTCTTGTAAGGCCGTCCTTATCTGTATAAGTAAAATATTTAAGAAGTTGCAAGTTTTCAAGATTAGTAGCAATGGTACTGTCCATAATTACAAGCTTAAAAATATCCTTATTGTCGCCACAAGCTTTCTGCATAGCCGAATTAAGAGTTTTAGCACCTACATAGGCATCCTCACCCTCATTAGCAGTAATATCATATGTATGTTTGTCGATAAAGGTTTTAGCAGCCTTTGCTGCAACTGTTGAGCCTGATGTACTCATACTGTAAATACCTTTCAAGATTGCAAGAATGATATCCTGCTTAACATCAAGCTTATAATCAGCAATCTGTTCAGCGACATTATTCATAAAGTCAACACCGGCTGTAATGTTCTTACTGAAGCTTCTTTCTGTCCATCCGTCCATTCTTGAAGCAACGATAAAGCCCTGTTCAAAAGTAGTTGTATTGCTTGATACAATATCGGTTGCGCCTGTGTTATTCTGTGAGGTTTTGCCCGAAATAGTACCGTAATATGGTACTCTGCAATAAAGCGAGCCTGTCTGACTTGACAAAGCCTCTCTTGCCTGTTCGTTTGAGCCGATAGCGCCTGACTTAGCAAGCTCCTTTTTCTTTGGGTTTGGCACACGGTCTACATACTTGCCAAATGCCTGTGGATTAAATGATTTTGAATCAAATTTTGCCATTTTTAATAATTCCTTTCACAATTAAATTTTTGCATCAGGATGTTGTTCAAGGTAGGCACACATTTCCGTATATGTCATTTTGGAGGTGTCTACCTTATGCTCACCGTCATCGTCGCCTGATTCGCCGATTTGAGCACCTTTGATTTGTGTTTTTGAATCTGCAAACAAGAATTTTGTATCATCGCTCTTAATAAGCTTTGAGATTTGTTCTTTAAGACCTTTGACCGTGCCGTCATCCGATAACTCTGCATCATCAAGATTAAGAAACGGCATAACAGCCTTAGCATTCTTTGCTTTCGCCGAAACAAGAGCTGCCTCTACTGCCGAGTTGATTTTCAACTGCTTAATCTCGGTTTTATGAGCCTCTGCCGCATTCTTGTTTTCATCTTCAAGCTGTGCAATCTTTGTTTTAAGCCCCTCAACATCATCTGTTGAATTTTTAAGGTCTTTAAGTTGATTATCTCGGTCACCAAGCTGTGAAGTCAGATTCTCAACTTCTTTTTTTGCTGTGTCGAGGTCTGCTTGAATTTTGGTAACTTCACCTTTTGCCTTGCCGATATCTTGACTGTTTTCGTCAAGTATCTTATCAACTTGCTCCTTGGTAAGTCCCATTTCTTCCAAAAACTGTCTTTTCATAATCAATCTTCCTTTCAGTTTGTTCTCGGTGTTTCTTTCACCATCAGAATTTTGAATTTTCGGCTTTTCTCGACTTCCGACAGGTCAATATAAAAAGAAGCCGACACAATTAAGTGTCAGCTTCCGATTACTGATTTTGGGCATAAAAATAGCACCTTACAAAAATGTAAAGTGCTTAATCGAATAAATAATTATATTTTTCTTGTAACGCTTTGATTTTTAATGCATATTTTTTATGTATTTTTGAATATTCCCCATCAAATCGTTTAACATTTGATGGTTTAACATTTTGAATTTCGTTTCTTTCTTTAGCAACAAGAATATCAAATGCTTCTTTATATTTTAAATAATCCTCATGGTTTTTATTTATCATTCTTTTCCCTCTTATATTTAAAATTATATTTTTTTGACAAAATTTTCAACACTTCATGAAAACCATCTTCGTCAATGTCAATTAGATTTTCAAAGCTTTTCTCATAAATTGTTGATTGATATATTTTTGTAAATTCGGATACTATGTCACTATATTTAGCACTTAATGTATCTGCTGTTCTTTTCATAACATACGAATACTTGTAATCGGAGGCTTTTGAAAATGTTTCGCCAAGCTCCAAAAAAAAGCCAACATCTTCACCGCTGAACGAAAAATGTGTATTCTCTTTAGTATGATTATGATAAGCATAAGAGCCATTGAGATTAGAACCATTATTCTGTGTTTGAATAAGCTCCGCATCCACAAAACCATCTGAACCGTCAATATTCCAAACCTTACCGTCGGCTGTAACTGTACAGTTTGTTTCATACGGTAACTCAACAGCTTTCTTTTCAAAGTCCTCTATCTCTTTCATTATAGCAATTTTATCATTAAAATCAATTATTTTAATAAGTTTAGGCAATTTTGTTTTATTTAAGTCATTGCCTTTACCCGAAGATTTGCCTTTAGACTTTTGAACTACAAACTGCTTTTCCCACTCTCTGTAGTTCATATCAGCAGGAACATAGTAAGTTTTGCCGTCCTCGTTCCTTGCAGTTCTCATTGAGCCGTTATTGAAAAGGTCGGAGTATTCGTCATCAAAGTACGGCACGGTTATGCTCCTACACCTCGGATGAAGTGGTGGCGCTGTTGCACCCGGCATATACTCACTCATAGGAAAATGCTCTCCGTCCATTGAGCGACACATCTGCGTAGTTTTCTTATCAAGCGTTGCAAGAAATTCATATTCCTTAATACCCATACTTTTAAACGAATCATAAGTCGCTAAAGAATGAAAATATGATTGTTCTGTCATCACAAGATTAGCTGCCTGACTTTTTGATACATTAAACTTATCGGATATTGCCTTAATGGCTGAATTGGGCTTATTGCCGAGCAGGACAGTCCTTGTAAGTTGATTATGTAACTCATTGACAAGCTGAGCCTTTGACTGCCATATTCTGTCTGAAAAGTTTTTACCGTCAGCTGCCCAAGGCTTAGTTATAATCTTTTCAAGCGCTTTTTCATCAATAGTGGCTATCTCTCTGCCCATATTAAAGCCTTTTTGCATTTCAAATATCGAATGATAATACGAATTTGAATAAACGTTTCTTGCCATGCTGTCTACGGCATCAAGTTCATTGCCAAATGCCTTTTCAACAGCTTGCTGTGTTCGTATTTTTAAGGCTTCAAGCTTGTTGATATGATACTTAGCCGAAGCATTTTCAAGCTGTTTAACCCATTGATGATTTATAGCGTTTTCTTTGCCATATTTAATGTATTCGTTTACATCCCACTTGAACTCTGCCAATTCATCAGCCGTTAAAAGCTTCTTAGCCTCTTGCAATGTTACATTGTTATTAACGGCAATTCTACCGTACCAAGCATCAATATCCTTTTGTATTTCCATTTGCGCCTGTGTGAATGCAGGCTCAATTTGAGCGTATGTACTTAATGAATACAAATGCGCCGACTTTTCAAGCTGCTCATATCTTTCTTGCCAATACTCTCGGTTTTTCTTCGGCATTATTCATCACCGTCGCTATTATCATTTGTGTTGTCATCTTGATTGTTATTAAAGGCATTGCTATACTGCTCAATGTTCTTTTGCTTTTCCTCTTCAATGCGTTCAAGCTCTTTTTGAGGGTCATCCACCCACGGATGCTTAGCAATAATTGTTTCGTCCGAAATAACACCCTGTGACTTCTGACAATTCTCAATAATAATGCTTTCGTTAATCATTACATTTCTGTTGAAAATAAAATCGACGGTTTCATTGCTGAAATCGCCTACATTAGTATTATATAAATGTGCATTTATAAACCAAAGCATTTCCTCTAAAGCAGCTTGTAGCTGAATTTCAGTACCATTAGCATCAAGGTCAATATCCGAATACATTGACTGAATGTTAAGTTCGTTAGCATTACCGCCAAGCCTATCATCCTTAGCATCATAGCCCATAGCATTCTCAATCAAGGCTTTTTTGAGTATATCCAAGATTGCTTTATAGTTTTCAGCTTTCACTTCAATTTGAAGTGTACGAACATCACCGCCGCCACCGTCAGCAGTATTAACCTTAACAGCGCCGTAGGTTGCAAGGTTGCGCCTAAATTCGCCGAGGTCTGTTCCGTCATAATTAACAAGAACGAGGATAGTATTTCTTACATCTTCTTCCATTGCATTTTGAAAATTAGATTCGATAGTATTAATCGCATCCTGCAATGATTTTGTTCTTCTTATCAGTGGTGTTTCCTCAGCGTTGAATTTAAACGGAATAAAAGGTATTTTCAGCCAATTATATTCGGTTGTTATGCCGTCACAGTCAGTCATAGCAAAATAATTTGAATGGAAAGGCGCAACAGGTATAAGACTGCCACCGTCCGTTAATTCAAAATACGTAATGCCGCCCTCATCGCACACCTCAACCCTTTCTATTACCTTATCCTCGCTTGAATTTTTTTCGTAAACTACAACAGGATAAATATGTATCATATAATCGAGTTCGGTATGCTCGGCATCTTTCCAACCGGGTATAAGCTCATACGGCTTAATGCGCCTAAAATAAAGCTCGCCAAATTGATTATGGCAAGGAAAAAGCCAACCGATACCGCAGTTAATTAAATCCTTACCGCAGTTTATAAGCGTTCTGCAAAACTTTGCGTTAAAATATTGCTGTTGCAGGAGCTTGACATATTCTTCATTATCGCCTTGAACAGTAATAGGATTGCCTAAGAGAAAATTATTCTTTTGGTCTACCATTTTTTGATACTGATTATCAACTATTCGATTATTAGGCAGATTATCCACACTTTCAAGCTTACCGCCCTCACCTATCGCCGTTCTTTTCCTACGCAAAATATCCTGCTTGCCTTTGTAGTAATTTTCGCCACAATACATTTCGTGGCGCTTAATTGATATTTTAAATCTGCGTATTTCTCTTTCAATAAACTGCTTATCGGTTAACTGTTCTGTTGCATTCTCTCTAATCAGTCTATCGTAAGCATCTTCATTTGCTATGAAATTAAATAACATATATTTTATCACCCCAAACAAAAAGAGCAAAGGCGCTAACCTCTGCTCTTAATCAAAACTAAAATTACTTTTTGCATTGCATTTTTCTGCAACACCTGTTATAGCATCCTGTGCATCATCGTGAGCGTTTTTACCCTCTCTTTGATACCTTACCATTGAATCGTAGAAATCAGGAAATCTGTCTTTCCAATTAGCCGGAAAGTAAATATGTTCCATTACCCAAGTGCTGTTTGATAATATTCTCGCATTTTTATTTTGCGACTGATGAAAAGGTCGGATATTACAATAATTACTATGGTATTTTTCCTCAATTATCCTTTTTACACTTCGAGCAAATCCCCTGCCACCGTTATTACTTTCAATATCGGCATTTCTGACCTTATTATCAATGAGTATTTTTGCCGTCGCCGGCTCGGTTATTTCCATACCGTCCTTAGTATATAAAATATCAAGGATATATGCTTCTTTGTTGTAGACACCGTAACATATACTGCATAGGTAGTCACTACCCTCATCAGCTGTATCGGTATAGTTTCGTATATCCGTAAATAATGGCTTGCCTGTGCCGTCAAGTGGCAATTTATCGTAAGTTTTATAATTACTGTATAATCTACCTTTAATGTCGATAGGCTCTTGCTGATAGTTAGCCGATGCAATGTCAGCACCCATTGCTTTTATCTTGTTTTCGTATGATTTAAGCGACAACACCTCAGGACAAAGCATTGTGCCGTCATCCTGTTTTGCCTTATATGATATATGTCTTACCTTAACACCGATATTTCGGTAATGTTCTAAGGCTCTGCCTGCAAGGTCAAGACTGTGCCACCTTGTCATTACAATAATGATTTTGCCGTGTTCTTCAAGTCTTGAAAGCATTGTATTAGTAAACCATTGCCAATGTTTTTCAAGCACATCTGCGTTATATGCTTCCATAGATGATTTAATTAAGTCATCTATAATCATAATTGATGCGCCGAAACCTGTCGCTGTACCTGTCGGCGAAGTCGCAAGATAATTATTATAACCATTTTCAAGCGACCACATATTCATAGCGCCGTCGCCTTTTTTGATTTTCACATTAGGAAATATATCGGAATAAACAATTTTTGTGTCATCGCCTTTTTCTTCAGCTATGGTATCTCTTACGGTTTTAGAAAAATTCGTTGAAAGCGTTTCGTTATATGAGCCTGTCATTATTTTTTCGCTTTGATTTTGACCGAGCACCCACTCAACAAAACAACCTATCGTTCTTGACTTGCCGTGACGAGGCGGCATATTAACTATAAACACCTCATCATCGGAATTATAAAAATCTTGAAGTTGATTGCAGAAGTCAACAAGGAATAACCGATTAGGCTTATAAAAGTCACTTGCTTTTTGATTGCAATATGCAAAGAATGATTTTCTTGCATTTCGTATTTTCAGTTCATTTTTGAGTTTTAAAAGTTCTTCAAGTGAATTTAACTTTTCTGCATTATTCATTTGTAATGCCAAGTTCTTTCTCAATGCTTGCAATCTTTTTTTCAAGTTCTTCATCCGTCATTTCTGCAACGGTATTAACTTTTCCGTTTAAAGTAACATCCTTTCTGTCACTCCATACATCAGGCTTACGGTTTTTAAGCCAAAAGATTTGGGCGGTTGTATCAGGTGGTACATCTCTTTCGGTTTTCTTTACCGGCATAAGTTCATACTCGCCTGTATCAGCATTTTTCACTTGCTCATATATAATATCAACTGCCTTAAAGCCTAATGCCTTTTTAAATAACGCATTTTCAACTTGAATGTCGGCAACTTCTTTATTAACTTTTAAGGCGTTACTAATGTCACTATATTTCTTCTTCCACTCATATAGCGTTTTTCGTCTTATTCCCATATTATGAGCGATTTGTTCATCAGTCAAACCGCTTTTTGCCCATCCACCGATTTGGAGCAAGCCCTCATCAGTCAGCCAATATTCATATTTACCTTTTGCCATAAAGCTTACTCCTTTCGCTTATTTTATAATCAAAGCCAAGCCGTCCACAATAATCACAACTTGTTTTACATTTTGTCTTAATGCTTTTCAGCTTATAGCCTGCACTTTCATAATTTTGCTTACACTTATAGCAAAGTGTCCTTACATTTTCATCCTTTCCCATTTAATCACTCGCATAAAAATAAGCAGTGAGTATATTTCAACTCACTGCTTCAAGGGGATTTATATAATTTCATAAGTATATAATATCACAAAGCTATCGTTCGATTCTATACTTTTTGTTCGGTTTTTGCTATTTTCCAAAATATTTTTTCAGTCTTTCATAAATAGTAGATTTTGAATAATTAAGAATTTTAGCAGTTTCATCAAAACTTTTACCAAAACAACAATGTTGAATAACAATAGCCTTTACCACCTCGTTATCAATACTGTTTATGTAATCGTTCAGAGCTTTCAGCTTTTCGCAAAGCCGTTTATACTCGTCTTTAATAAACTGATTGATTTCAAGCATTTCAAACGCTGTATCGGCTGTGCTGTCGGCTATATTAAAGCTTTGAACATTGCTCTTAGTTGTATCAACGCCTTTAATGAATGAGGGTATATACTCACGGCGAAACGATTGTATTTGATTAGCTATAACCGAATACTCTTCAAGTTCTTTAAGTGTCATTGCTTACCTCCTGTCGATTGTCTGACAGTTTCATTTCTTATAAATTGTTGAAGTTTTCTAAAACAGCTCTCACACATATCAAGCTTTGTCCATTTGGGCGGGTCAGGCTCAAAAAATTGAGTAAGATAGTTATTACGGCGTTCGAATTTATATCTTTTCCTTGCATTCGTAATGTCTTTATGACATACATCACATTCAATTTCAATTATTTTTCGTTTCATTATTCTTTCACACTCCGATCTATTGCCTGTCCGCAGTTGTGACAGTAGTTGCCTGCAAACTGCGAAACTGTTAATGAACACTTTTGAGCGTTCTAATTACTTCTTGTGTTGTCATTCGTCTACCTCCACATAACACCACGATTGTGGCGGTCTTGTAAGTTGTACATTTTTGGGTATATCGTCAAATACCCAACCAAAAGCATTATCATATGAATTATCGTGTTTTGAAAACTCATATAAATCTTTCGGCTTATCATAAATTACAAGGTCGGATATGTGCCAGCCATATAAGGGTTTACCGTTTCCATAAGAGCAAAATTCGTGGATGCTTAAATAAATATCTTCACATAATTTTTGTAAAGATATTTGATATTCTACACAACCTGTTATTTTACTTTGTACGGCTGAATACTCTTCGATATAATCACAAACAAATTCGCCTATAACTTTGCCAAGACCTTGAAATAAGCAACCGCCGTTTCCTCTGTATAAGCCTTTTGTTTCATAAATATAGCACTTAAATGGTGTTTTAAGTTTAGACTTTGTTTTTCTCACCTCAACAGTTTTCTTACCTTGTGTAATAAGTTTACAACATTGAGGTTTAATACTTATCATTACAGCTTTGCTCATTCTTGCACCTCAATCAATATGTATTTGCCATACGGCTTGCAAGGATAATCTTTTTGTGTAATACAATTATAATCATCTTCAAAAGGACATTCATTACAACCCTTATTGAATTTTTTACAAAATTCATCATAAGTCATTGCCCTAAATTTTCGCTTTGGCTTTTCAAGTTCTGCAACTCGCTGTTTTAATTTGCTGTTCTCTTGCTTTAATTCCGTTATTTTATCTATTGCTTTAATAGATAAATCACATACCTTGTCGACAAGGTTATATATACGCTCTCTATCTGTCATTTCTATTTCCTCAACTCATATTTTCCTTGTAATCTTGTATTGCTTTTTCAATACAATTTTTAACACTTTGTTTTTCTAACAAACACTCTCTTGAAAAGAAACAAACTCCATTTTTATCACACCAATTACCGACTAAAAACAAACTTGCGTTTGCCGTTAAAATAGGTGTATCAAATTTGCGTATATTGATATGGATTTCATAGCAAACATTCGCACCAACTACAACACGATACAATCCTTTTGTAACTTCTTTCCAATTATTAAGGTCTTTCATTAGTCTTAATTCAATATCTTTAATATCTTTCATTGCCGTTCAACTCCTATTTTCATTTGTTCATAATCACTTTCGATTACGGTTTTCGGCTTATACTCCGCAAAATTTCCGTTCTCATCTTGCCTAAATATATCTGCGTTCAAAAATTCAAAATGTTTACATTTGTTAGGTCTTTTAGCTTTGACAGCTTTGTAAAACCTACCTGCTCCGTCATCTCCGCAGGGTGCTTTTGCCGTACAGATGAAATCGGTACACTCACCGTTATAATCAAGAGCGTTTGCACAGTATCGGCAATACTGATTTTTAGGTTGTTCCATTGTTTAACTCCTTTAATCTTGCTTCTGCTTCTTCTTTAGTAAAAAACACTACTTTTCCCAACATTAAGTCAATTCGGGTTTTATATGTGAGTTTTTCAATAGATGAAGAATTATACTCAATTTCAATCCACTCTTGCGGATTTGTGAAATAGTTATATTCAACTCTTATTACTATTGCTTCGCATATTTCATTTGAACTTCTATGTAAAAACCACACTTTTTCCCCAACATTGAGTGTCGGTTCAATAATGCGTGATTTGTCTTTGAAATGTAAACAATGTTTTTCAACATCATCACACTTCTTATACATAATAGATGATATACTTACTTTGCCTTTTATAACAGGCAGAAAATCAATGCTGTTTATTCTTCTATGACATACATCATAGTGAATACAATCTTTACAAGTCATTTTTCATCACCTCATTTCAAATACTCAGGTGTTTCAAAGCTCATTTGCAATGGATTATCACCGACCCACCACATCATTACATCTTCAGGGCTATTCCAACTGTTATTATCAAGCCCTGCTGTCTCTCTTGCCTTTAACATTCGCCTGAATGCTCGCAAATAGTTATCTCGATACTTTGGGTAGCGTATAAAATCAGCTTTCATACCTTTACCGTTTTGCATAGGGCAACCGATACATCCAATACGCTTCATTCCGCATTGATATAATGGATTTGACTTACATCCATAGTGATGCAGAAATTCCCACACATCTTCATTGGTCCAATCAATGATAGGATTGACAAGCGTTGAGGTTGTCCTATAGCACCGTTCAACCATTCGGCGACTTTCGTCATTATCAATATTAAGTATCAAACCGCCTTTTGGTACTTGCTCATATTCCGCTTGCAATTCTTCTGCAAGTGCGATTGTCGATTTAGGCTTGCCTATAATCTTTACAACGCCACCATTTTGCTTTCTGCTTGCGCTTTCCGCCCAACGAACACCTGTTACCTTAACTCGACCTTTTCCACCTTTTTCTTTCAGTTCATCACAACAATAACGGATTAACCTTGTAGGCGGTATTTTCTTTTTTTCAATTAACTGCCACATTGAATACTTAGGCATTTCAATGTGAACATTCGGTATTGATTTGATATATTGGACCGTTTCGGGAGCGTCAACAGTTGTTAGATTGTGAACTATATCGTGCTTTACTCCTGCGAGGTCAGCAAGAATACGAATGCAGTCGCTGTCTTTACCACCGCTGAAGCACAAATAATACGGTTCGTCCACAGGCTCAAACGCTTTTAAGCGTTCTATTGCCGTGTTTATTTTTGTTTGTAATTCGCTCATCAAATCACCTCATCCTGCTGCTACTGCATTAAATTCTTTCATATTGTTGCACGATTTATCACACAGCCATTTACAATTTGCCATAACAAGCGCTTTTGAAAACGGCGGCGGTACTGCATTACCGCACCTTACTACTTGCTTTGTTTTGTTGTATTCCCTGCCGTTGCAATCCTTATCAATTATGTAATCGTCCGGGAAGCCCTGCGCCTTGTATAATTCTTTCGGCTGCAGCATTCTCAGTCCAATATCAGATATAAAATACTCAACTCCGTCAATGCAGAAAATAAGCACCTGATTAGCTGATATATTCCAATCTGTGTAGGTATTAAGTAACTCTCTTATTTCACCCCAATGTCCGAGGTTTTTACCATCATATTCTCTCAAATAAACATCTGTCTTTGCAAAGTGATTTGCGTGTGCTGTTATAGTTGGAAGCGGCTCATTTAATGCCTTACAATCCATATTTTTGCGAAGTATCGTCAAATAACTTTCGCATAAGAAATGCCGAGGCTTAACAGTCACTGTTTGTAAAGGATTTAAAACACTGTTAGCGTGGTCTGCACCACCGTAATACTGAGTTAAATACGGCATTGTCAGCGAATTATGGTCTATTGCCGTAACGGTTGGTAATGGTTTATCAATTTTGCTGCCGACAACACCACCAAAGTATTTAGAGAGATAAGGTGTAAAAAGAGCATATCTTGGTGAGCCGTCGATTGTATAAATAGGTTGATTAACTTGTTGACCTCTTACTTCTGATTTAGCCGTTTCACTGTGATATTGAATAAGTGCAGGAGAAACATAAGCAAAACCGTGTTTTGATGTGATGGTTGGTACTTGCTTATTGAGTTTTTGCCCTCTTGTTTCTTTTCCACTATGGTTAATTTGTTCAAGATACGGTAAATAACTATTATGAATAATAAACGGCTTTTCTTCCTTAATCACAAATTTGTCAAGTCCTCTTGCAATTCGCCTTAAAGTATTCGTTACAAGTGGCTTTTTGCGTTCAAATATGCTTTGAGCAGGCAGAGAAAAATCAATACAATCGGCAGCGGTTTTCCACGGCTTTAGCTTGCCACTCTTAACTTCTTCGCTATTTGGGTCACCGTGTGTAGGTTCAGGAAATACTATGGGTTCGCCGTCACACCTTGCGACAAGGAAGAAACGCTTTCTTATAGTCGGCGCACCATAGTCGCAAGCTCTCAACTCCCTGTGCTCAATCTCATATCCGAGTGCCGAAAGTTGACTTTTCCAACGCTCAAAGGTTTGTCCTTGTTTAGACTTAACCGGCTTACCCTTACGCACAGGACCCCAAGTTTGAAATTCCTCTACATTTTCAAGGATAATCACCCTCGGTCTTACCGTTCCTGCCCATTTGAGCACAATCCACGCAAGTCCTCTTATGTTTTTATCGACAGGCTTACCGCCTTTCGCCTTACTGAAATGCTTGCAGTCGGGCGAAAACCAAGCAAGTCCTACCTTATGACCTTGGCATATTTCCTTTGGGTTAATATCCCATACGCTCTCTTGATAATGGCGAGTGTATGGGTGATTTGCTTTGTGCATTGCAATAGCGTCCGGGTCGTGGTTAATCGCTATGTCAACCGGGCGACCTGTTGCGAGTTCAATTCCGCAGGAAGCACCACCGCCGCCTGCGAAGTTGTCAATAATCAATTCGTCAAGGAAGTTTAGTTGTCTCATTATCTTTCAACCTTTCTTTTAGTTCCTTTTCCGTTTCTTGGTGTATCAAGTTCATAATGGTAAGCGTTGCGTTATCTTGGAGTAATTTCCAACACAAACACCCTAATACGATTATAAATACAGCAAGAATAATAACTACAATTCTCATATTCTTAACCCTCAAAAGAAATCTGCGTTGATTCGGTAACAGCACCTTTGCAATTTCTTACAGCTTGTTCAAACCAAGTAGTTTTCAGTTCAACACCTATTGCTCTTCTACCTTTTTCAAGAGCCACATAAGCCTCCGAGCCTATGCCAAGAAACGGTGTTAATACTGTTTCATTAGGATTGCTCCAAAGGTCAATAGCTCTGCGAATTACTGATAATTGCAGAGGGCATATATGTTTTTCGTCTTTATCATCCCGGCATGATTTTGATTGAAGTGTGTCTGACGGGTTTATATCCATCCAAACAGGACTTGCGTATTTCTGCCATTCACTCACAGGGAATGTATCATTTGTATGTGAAATAGGCTCAGGGTTATCACCGGGCTTACGCATCACAACCAAATATTCAGATAAACCTTGCCTACTCATTGCGCTGTCTTTTTTTATTTGCTTATGTAACAAGCCAAGTGCCTTTGTTCTTTGCATTTGCACAACAGGGTCTTTCCAAATATTAACCTCGGAATGATAATAAAAACCTGCTTTTTGAAACAGCCTAATTAAATCACCCCTAAAATCTTGAAGTCCGATAAAACCGTCTCTGCCTTTTGTTGTCGGAAGTTGCATACAATGTACTGCCATAATTCTTCCCGGCATAAGTATTCTGTATAACTCATCAACAATAAACTTAAACTGAGTGTAAAACTCTTCCAAGTCTTTGCAGTTGCCTAAATCTCTTTCGCTGTTGCTGTAAGTGTAAAGGCTTGCAAACGGCGGCGAATATATCATAAAATGTACGGAATTGCTCGGAACACCTTTTAAAACCACGGCGCTGTCACCGTTATAAAGCGCCATTCTGTCATCAACATATTGTTTTATGCACTTATCATCCATTGCGGAACACTCATCCTTTCTGTTGCTATATAGCTTTCTGTTATTTTAGTTGTGTTGTTAATTTCGGCAATCAAAATGTCTTTTGTTCTCTCCGACAGTTCATTCATAAATTTAGTAGCTTGCATTTGTTTACGCTCAATATTATCTTTAACAGCACCCTCAGCTTTACTTGCTATCAAATAAGCATCAACAGGCTTTGTTTGACCGAAGCGCCAACACCTACGAATTGCCTGATAATACTTTTCAAAACTATCTGATAAGCCTACGAATATTTCTTTATTACAGTTTTGCCAATTCATACCGTAACCGCATATAGACGGCTTAGAAACAAGAACACGAATATCACCGTTTGCGAAACCGAGCATTGCATCAACTTTATGCTTATCGCTGTCAGAACCTTTAACCTCAACAGCTCCGTTAATATTTTTCTTTAATAACTCGCTTTCAGCGTTATAATCACACCATACAAGTACCTGTTCATCGGTTGAATTAGCAAAGCTCGCAAGCCGCCTTAACTCTTTCATTTAGGCTGTCTTTTCTTGCTTGGCTTCTCTGCTGTAATGTCTGCGTGGTTGATGGAAATAAGAGCATTTGTCCGCCGTCATCCTCAATTTCGGCATCAACGGTTACCTGATGCACAATAAGTTGCGGCAAAGAATACCTTTCGTCATAAAAATCTAATACATTAGGATTTGGCACTACCGCCGCCCACGATGCTATCCAATCCCAAAACTTCTCGACAGCATGACCTTTAAGTCGCCATTTTGAAGTATCGCCGCCATCGTGAACAAAGAATGTTGCAAGCATTTCAAAATATCCCATAATGCCTAAAAACTCGCTGTGATTGCCAAGCTCCATATAGTCATTAGGTGCAGGCGTTGCAGACCAACAGGAGCGAAACGGTGTATATTTAAACTCGTCAATTAACTGTGTTCTCACTTTTCCGATGCTGTTCTTTAATATTGAGCTTTCGTCAAGCGCAACGCTGCCGAATGATTTGCAATCAAAATTATGTAATTTTTCATAATTCGTAATATTGACTGCGGTATTTTTTATATCGGCTTGAAATTCGCATATATTTACTTCAACTCCGAATTTCTCACCTTGCAATTTTGTTTGTTCAGCAACCGCAAGCGGTGCAAGAATAATCGAGGGTTTATTACTGTACTTTCTTGTTTCGTCAGCCCATACAAGCTGTTGAATAGTCTTACCAAGTCCGCAATCCTCAAAGAAAGCACATTTACCTTTCTTCAGCCCCCACTTAACAAGCATTTTTTGCCATTCAAACATATTGCTGTTAAGTTCATCAATATTTATATCAAATCCTGCATTTACAGCCTTTAATTGCTTAGATGCAATAAATTCTTGATAATTCATAATAATTGCCCGATGTGTGTCGGTCTGATATGTAGAGGTGGAATCAATGGCTACTAATACATTGATTTTTTTGCATATGATAATTAGGTATAATCAGTATTAACGGAAAAAATATTTGCTCGAGGTATTCCTCTACTACATATAAAACCACATTCATAAAAGAGCCGACACCACATCGCTTTTACCTTTCATTAAATTTCCTGAATGTAAACGCATACAAACGGCTCGCCATCTGTGTAGTATTTTCCACAGCTGCACATAACTATTTGCTTATCATCGTTATAGGCAACACCATTTAAAGCATCAGCGATAATTTTTATAATGTTGTCAGCATCAGGCTTTTTTGTCGCATAGATTTTGTTTTTCATCATCAGTTCACGATTTTTTCTGCTTATCCTTTTTGGAATACTGAAAAAGGCATTTATATCAAGATAAATCGGCTTATCTCCGAATGTTTTGCCTTTGGCTTCATTCTGATAACTTAAAGCAACAAGCTTTTCGTATTCAGCTGTCGACTGAGGTGTATATGTATGGGTTTTTGTAACTATCGGTCGAGCCTTTCCTTTAGGCTCACCGTCAATAAAAAATTTAATCATGTTCATTTACTTTTTCCTTTCATTTAAAAATTTCCGGGTCTTTGACATTGCCGTCCTTAATCGCCCATTGCAAAATCGTTTTAAACGGTTCTTTACATTCGGAGTATCGTTCTATCTTTTTGCAATACTCATTAAGTGCGCAAGGGCTGATAAGCGAGTATAGTTTATCGTATTCAGCTATTGTTAATGCTGTACCGGGATAATATTCGGTCATTTCTTCTTCGTCATATTGCGACCAATCAAAGCTCGATTTTTCGCAAGTAAGTAAGTTAGTAAATATATCATTATTACATTCTTTCATTATTACATTCTTGTTTGTTGTTATTTGTTTGTTATTTGTTTGTTGACTGTTTGTTAGTTGATTGTTAGATTGAGTATCACTAACGCTTGTAAAGTCTTGATAAACCGTGTAATTAAGCACTATTATCAATGTATTTTTGTTAGTTGATTGTTTGTTAATTTCGCCTGTTTTTTCTAAATGCTTTAAAGCCGTTCTTACTTGCTGTGTAGACAGTCCGTTTCTGCTTGCTATTGATGCAACAGAAGTGACGAGAGAGCCTCGTTTTATAACTTGTCCGTGCCAACAATTATCTTGATGATTTGCATTTAGTAACAGGTCGATAAAAACCTTAAAAACAACAGGATTGTCATACCATTCCCAATCAGCCAACTTACGATATAATTTTATCCAACCCTCCATAACATCAACTTTCTTTCATGTAATAACGCTTATACCTACAATGCTCTCCAAAACGATTTATGCCGTTTTCCCATTCATCCGATATAGGATAGCCTTTTTCTCTCAATTCGCTTATACGCTTGCGCGGGTCACCTATTCCGAGGTTTTCCTGAGCCTCTTTGACCGTTATGCTTCCGTATTTTTCAATATAAGCAATAATTCTGTTTTTTTGCTTTGCTATTCTGCTCATAGTTTCACCTCTCAAAACGGTAAATCGTCGTCATCATCGACAATTTCTTCAAAGTCCGAACTGTCAGCTGTTGCATAAGTCTGCGGTGGTTGTGAAAACGCAGGATTTGCACCCTGAGTTTCTGCCTTTGAGCCACAAAAAGAAACTTGATTAGCAACAACTTCTACGGATTTTCTCTTGTTGCCGTCACGGTCTGTAAAATTATTTGTTTGTATAGTGCCCTCAACAGCAATCATTGAGCCTTTATGAAAATATCTGCTGACAAATTCAGCCGTCTGTCGCCAAGCAACTACGTCAATAAAATCTGCCTGTCTGTCTTGTCCTTGTGGCTGATAATTTCTATCAACAGCCATTTGGAAACGAATAACAAAAATGCCGCTTTGACTTGATTTCAATTCAGGTTCGTATGTTAATCTGCCCATAAGGACAACGGAGTTAATCATTTGTATTTCACCTTCCAAATCTTACATAAATATTCATCAAGCTTGATTCCGAAAACCTTATATTTTTCATCAAAAGACTTTTGCCCTATCCTATGGGCCTCGGCGTGTAAGTCCCACCTTAACGGCATTACACGCATACCGAGATGAATAATATCTTTTCTGTTTCTGCCCATACCTACTGCATCCACATGATGAAGTTGCACCTTTGCTTTTTCGCCTGTAATACAGCAAGTCTTATTTGCAAGACAGCAGTAAATATACCTTGATATATCAGGGCTTCGCTCAATTAAGTTGTCTTTAGTCGGTATTCCCTCTTCAATGCAAAATTCGATAAGATATTCAAGAAAATCTCTCGCAACCGTCATTGAGCAATCGGAGAGTGAGAATTCTTTTTGCCCGGTTAAAGCAATATATGAATATTTCATAACCTGCTTTGTTTCATCAGGTGTATATCCTGTGTGCTTTGCTATATCGTTAAAGGTTGCATAAATATGTTTACGCTGTAATGCCGATATGCTCCGTCCGTCATCAATACGGACAGAACATTCGGTTATTTGTCTTTTGTCGAGTAAGTAGGTCTTTTCAAACGGAACAATCAAGCTAAAGCTTTCATTTTCAACAATATCGGTGACATATCCGACTGCCTCATCCATAATGTCACCTATGCGAGTGGGTCGTTCTCAATATCGGCATTGCTTTCAACAACTGTTGTATCGTTATCGCTCGGCGTTTCAACATTGCTTGGTGAAGAATTATCTTCTTCGTAGTCGCTGTCGATATAATCAACTGTACCGTCCTCATTAACAACAGCCATATCGCTGTCAAGTGCCTTTTGCATTTCAATGCTCATAATGCCCCACTTACTTATAAGCTGACGAAGCATAGTCTTTCTCGCCATGGCATCAAAGTCTTTTTCCCAAAAGGTATAGCCTGACTTTTTACGATAACCCTTAGAATATTTAAGAGCAAAAGCCTCCATTTTGTTTCTGCTCCAATACATTGACTTGATAAAGCCATTATGATAGCGAAACATTGCGTAGTAGCCGATTGTAGGGGTATTTTCCCTCTCTTCCTCATCAGTTATAAGTGATACTTTAATTTCTTCATCAAGAGGGTTGTAGGACATGAGTTCGCCCTCTTTGATTTCAACTACATTAAGCCTTTCATAATAGCCCGAACGAATGGCAAGCTGAATATAACCTTTATATCCGAGTTGGAACTGCGCAATTTTACCGTTCTTTGTATCATAAGGAACAAGATAATATTGACCGAGCTGAGGACTTGGTGAAAGGTTAAGTGTTTCGCCAAGCAAAGCAGCTGTGATAATAGAATTAGCATCACATTCCTGTAATGCAGGGTTAATTGCAACAGCCGAAGAGATTGCCGCAATAAACCTTTCTGCCTTTTTAGGGTTGCCGAGTGTATTGTTGATAAGAGCCTTATATTTATCTTCCTGAATAGCTACGCTAAACTTTTTCTTTGTCTTAACAAGTGAATTTGCCATTATTATTCTCCTTTCGGTACATTGCCGTATCTGATGTTATATTGTGTTGTGAGTGCTTTCATAGCCTTGCGAAATTCCTCGGTTGTGTCATAAAAACGAACATCAATAGTTTTAGTTGCCTGCTGATTAACTGCTTGTTTTGGTGGTTGAGGAAGCTGTTCCTGCACCGTTTCAGCCGTCGAAGCTGTTTCTTCCTTTGCCGGCTCACTGTTTTTCATTAGCTTAAGCGCATTTAGCCTTTCTTCAAATTCGTGTTTCTTTTGAAGAGCCGCCGACATATCAAGCGTTTCAATATAGGCATCAAGCATTTGCTCCTCACATTCAAGTTTCATTGCCTTAATAACCTTGATGTCATTCTCAAACTTAAACACCTTATCTCTTATTTCCTGTTTGATTGTTTCAAGCTTACAGGTCTTGTTTTGCCATTTATTTGGTATAACTTTTTCAAGTTTGAGTACCTCGTAATAGTCAGGAAATTCTTCAACATAAAAGCTTGCAATTTCTTTTAGCTTTTCATCAACCTCTTTCTTTTCAAAGTCCTTAACCTGCGTATCAATGTTATTTACGCCTTTGTCGATAATTTCAACAAGTTCTTTGACTTGTTTCTCAAAGTTTTCAAGCGGTGAGATGTACTCTTTTTTCACTTCAACCTTTTTGTCATTTAAAGCCTTTTTTAGCTTATTAAGCGTTGCCTTGTCACTCTTTGCAGACTTTAAATCGTCCTCGGTTACCGCAAGAGTTTCATAAGGCTTGATTTTTTCGGAAAGTTCAGCCTTTAACTCCTCAAAATTGAAAACAATCGCATTTGGTATTGATTGCTTAATGTCAGTAGATAAATTAAATTCCATAATGTTTTCCTTTCATATTTCAGGTAATATTAAATTTGGTGATTTTCGAGTTTGAACGCAATTCCAAAACTCTTTTTCTTTATGTAACAGATATTCCATATCTGCCTTAATCTGCTCATCGTCACGCTCAAAATAGTAATCTCTCACAGTATGGCGTAGCTCTGTACCTTTGTAATAACGAATATCAGCTCGTAATATTGCAAAATCGTATCCTGTTGCAAGAAATTGATGTAAAATTTGCGTGTAGTAATAATCAGGTACTTGTCCGTTCCAATGCTCCCATTGGCTTGACTGCTGAATGGTAGTTGTTTTAATTTCAAGTACGCCGTTCTTATTACCTCCGATAATGTGACCGTCTAAGGTTGCAAAAAGCCATGGCTCATTTGGTCTATTAGCAATCATTCCAAATTCGTCATATTCAACCTTATAACCCGGATAATCAAGCTCAAAAAGCCCTCTTACAAGTTCTTCGGCTTTTTTACCATACATAACGCAATCTTTATCGCCTATATCCTCGGCCTCTCGCTGTCCTGTTTTTTCTTGCCACAGTTCAACATTCGTTTTCCAAGGATTTACACCGATAATACAGCTTGCCTCGCTTGCACCTATTCCCTTTTTGCGTTCTTTGAGCCATTCCTCACGATTTGTAGTTTTTTTCATATGTACCCTCTGCAATGCTTAAACACGCATACCAACCACTTTGTCTATCGTCAAATATGCAGTTATCAAATTCGCTGTATTCATCAATAAACGGCTCTGTATATTCTTTCATAGCCTCTTTAGCTTCAAGGTCATTTGCGAGCAAAAGAAACGAAAGAATAATCATAATAAAGCCACAAAACATTAAAACAGTTGTTATTAACTGAACTAAAATATCAGTATCGTCAACGATAAAGCCAAGCATATATAAAGCACCGCCGACAATACCGAAAACTATTCTTTTATTCTTATTCATCAAAATGCGCTCCTCTCAACATATTGTGGTGGTAATAATAAGCTTGCGTTATATCGCCTTATCATATCGTCGCAGGTATCGGTTTCCTTTTTCTGTGTTAAACAGTGGTTACGCAGTGGACAATAATTACATCTTTCCATTTGTCTGTCCCCTTTCTTAACCGTTATCTTCATCATCGGTTGTTAAAACAGGATGCTGAAAATACTCTTTAAAAGCATCAATCTCAACAAGTTTCTGTTTGCCATAATCACAAACAGGAAAATCTTTACGGCGAAAAATCCTTTGTACCTGTGGCTCACTTATTCCTGTAAGCTTTACAACATCTTTAATAGTTAAAAAGCCAAACTGTATTTGTACTTTTTCTGCCACTCTTTCAATTCGTTGCAAAACATCCAACAGTTCCTTAGCTGTTGCAAGTTCGTCAACTACATTTGTAGTAACTTTCATTTATAATCACTCCTTGATTTTTATTTTCAAGTGTGATACAATCAATTTGCGATAGGGTGTATCACACCTTGCCGGCTGTGTTTTTATGCAGTCGGCTTTTTTCATTTAACAGATTCGTAATTAAAGCACCAATTAAAATACGGATGCTTAATATCAATGTCATTTTCATTGCAATGGTCTACCGCTCTGTTAAAATGAATGCAAAATTTACAGCATTTAATTTCTTCGTCCATAACGCACCTCGTAGCATTACCACTGATGAGGAGTAGAACGCTTACTCATTTGTGCATTCACACTCTTAGCAATGGCATTAAAAATTTCTTGTGGCTGATTTTGGACTTTCGTTTCAAGGTCAGCTATTCTTTTTTCAAGATTTTTCAGTTTTTTCTTTGAAATAAACATCTAATCACCTCTTTTTTATCCACTTTATTGATCTGCCTTTATAAAACTGATAAAATCAACTTAGAAAGGTGGTGAAACAAATGGTATATATGATTACTTATGACCTTAATTCCCCGGGTCAAAATTATAAAAAAGTAAAACAAGCAATTATTGATGCCTCAACTGGAGCATGGATAACTTGTAGTGAATCTTCTTATCTTATTCAATCTTACTTTCAAACTGCAGATGAAATTTTCAGTATAATAGAGCCTGCTCTTGATAAAAACGATAATATTTTCATCGTTGAAGTAAAAGATAATAAACAAGGTTATCTGCCTAAAAACAGTTGGGATTACATTAACAATAAAATCTTTTAATTCTTACGATTACTTGTCGGGTCTTTTACAAGTTGGTCATCTCCATGGCATATCTTGTTCCGAGAAAGATTAGTCGACTTTTGGAGTAATTCTATAAAGTCGGCTATTTCTTTTGCTGAGCCTTTTAATAACATCTAATCACCTCTTTATTTTTTGTTCCGTTCGACACATTTTAAATTAAAATTTAAGAAAACAAAAATTCTTGACTTCGCTTAAAAAGACTGCTTAATGCACGAGCTTCAAGTGGAGAGAAATCATTCCAACCTAAGAGCTTATCCCTATAAGTTCTTGAAGAACAACCCAAATAATCAGCCATATAATCATCTGAATATTTCTCATGTTTTTGGCAAGCTCTTAAAAAGACATACTCCCTATGCACTTTCTTTCTCTTTTGATTTATATTTTGCATTTTATCACCTCCTGTTGTGTCGTTCGACACATTTATATTATCACTTATTCGTGTCGTTGTCAACACAAAAGTCGCAATTTTTCCAAAAAATGTGTTGACAACCCGAAACATTCATAGTATATTTAAAGCAGAGGTGAGAAAATGTTAGGTAATAAAATTCGTGAACTTCGCAAAGAGGCAAAATACACCCAAGAGGAATTAGCACAATTACTTCGCTCAAAATATGGTTTAGGAACAGACAGAGCAATGATAAGTAAATGGGAAACAGGTTTTCAAGAACCACAAATCCACACATTAAAATGTATCGCTAATCTTTTCGGAGTAACTGTTGATGAATTAAATGGTGGCGTTATTTTAAACTCCCCTAATATATCAAATAGTAACATTGAATATGCCGTTATAGGAGATGTTGCAGCAGGGTTTGACAAAATTGCCATTGAAGATTGGTCTGGCGATAAAGTTGAAATTCCTGAATCGTTTTTAAAAGGTAGAAACAAAGATGATTTTTTTGTTTTAAAAGTAAAAGGAGACTCAATGTATCCTGAATATCGAAATGGCGACAAAATACTTATTTTAAAACAAAATTCCATTGACTATAATGGACAAATTGCTGTTGCTATTTATAATGATGAATTAGGTACATTGAAAAAAATTGAATATAAAAAAGATAGTGTTAATTTAGTTCCTATTAACCCTATATATCAACCAAAGGAAATCAAAGGCGACGATATCGCAAATATACATATCTTAGGAATACCTAAGTTGTTAATAAGAGAATTTGATGAATAATGCAGAGGAGAAAAATTATGGGTACAAACAATATAAATTTCAGATATTTATTTGAGGGCACATTTGCTCACTTAAACGGTTTACCACTTAATGATGGTACCGTAGTAAATGCATATTGGTGCGATGACAGAATTGTTTTTCGTTCTGATGAAAACAAATACGACTTACCGTTTAGCAATTTATTAAACATATGCATTAAATCCGATGTTGAGATTTATAATCAATGTAAACTTAGCGAAAATTTAGATTTTATTCCCTATGGCTCTGTCGGCGCTGCGCTTTACGATAAAGGAAAAGAAACTACCCAAGCAACTCAATATTTAATTTTCACTTATAAAGGGAAATATAACGGTGAAACAAAATATGTTGCTTTTGAGTTAAATCAATACAATACAACAACGGCTAACAATATGGTAAATTACTTTTTGAAATTACAGCAAGATATGCCGAAACAAGCCGTGCCTGTGGAAAAAGTTGAAGAATCCCCTGAACCTGTAGTTCAGTCGTATCAAGCACCTGCTCCTCCTGTGCGCAAAAAGAAAAAACATAGATTGTTAAAAGCATTTATTGTACTTGTAGTCATTTGGTTAATTGTTGGAATTGTTGGAATTGTTTCAACAGGTACAAATAAGAACGATAATAGTGATAAAATAAGAAAACAAGCAGAAACTGAAATTTCTTCACTTGTTGACGGTTCATTATCAAACGCACTTTCCAAAATGGAAGAAATGGGTTATACAGCAACATATTATTTTGATAATGGCAAGGCGTACAAAAACGACTACACAGATGTTGTAAAAAATAACTTTTCAAAAGACGAAAAGCAATTAAAGAAATATGTAATAACGAAATATGATAATATTGACGCAGAAAACAAAACCGTCGATTTATACATAAATACAAAAAAGGAAGCTAAAAAGCAAAAACAGCTTAACGAACTTGAAAGCAAATTAGGTCATATTAACGCTTGTCAAGCTGTTGAAGAATACGGCAAAGAACAATATCCTTTCGGTTTTAAATTGCATTATATGAAAGATTTACAAGGGTATCAAATGGTTGGCGAAAACAATGATACTTGGCGAATTCAATGTGGTGTAACAATTACAAACGCTTACGGCGCAAGCTACGATGCCACTTGCCAAGCTGAAATAACAGGTTCAAACGAAGCACCCGAAGTTACAGATTTTGTTGTATTTTAAATAAAAAAAGACCCCTACAACCTCACCAAAGGTCATAGGGGCGATAGCAAAGTGTGATATACAAATTACTACCTCGCAAATAGTAGTATATCACACTCTGCTTGTTATTTCAAGTAGGGTATTTTTATACCCTTTTTAAGGAGAGTGTAATATAGTATGGCAAAAAATACTTATGGCAACGGCTCAATTTATTATAGTGAGTCCAAGGGCAAATGGGTAGGTCAAATAAAGGTCGGAATAAAGGCTGACGGTAAAATAAACCGCAGAACCGTTTACGGTAAGACAAAAAAAGAAGTAAAAGAAAAGATAAAGCGTATTCAGGCAGAAGTTATAACAGGGGTTTACAAGCAACCAAGTGAGCTTACTATACCTGACTTAGCTAACAGTATTAACGATAACAAAAAGGCCTTAAATCAAATTAGTGATACGGCATATATCAGAAATAAATACACTATCAGAATAATACAAGCAGATAATATTGCGATGATACCAATTCAAAGAATCACAGAAATTGCGCTAAATAATTTCCTCGCAAAACAAACTCATTATTCAAATTCAGTAATCAAAAAAATATATGCTATGTGTAACCGAACTTTAAAGAAAGCAATTAAACTAAATATAATAAATAAAAACCCACTCGAGGAGATACAAATGCCAAAATCAATAAAATCAACAAGAAAAATTAAAGCTTTAACCATTGAAGAACAAAAAGAATTTATCAAAGCAATAAATGAGGATAACAAAGAGCCTTACAGAACCATGTTACTTTTGGAGCTTTTCGCAGGTATGAGAATGGGTGAAATATGTGCACTTTCCCCCCATTGCATTTATTACAATCATTCAATGATAGAAATAACAAAAACCATGACAAAGGATTCAAACGACAGAACAATCATTAACGATAAAACTAAAACTTATGCAGGTCTAAGGCGAATTAAGGTTGATAAATCTGTTATGACCTTATTAAAAAACTATACTGATAATTTCTTCGTAAAAAATGAATATGACTTACTTTTTATTAAGAATGAAAAAATAATAAGTACTAATCAAGTTAATTCTTACTATAAAAGACTGATAGAAAGATATAAGATTTCCGATACGAAAGATTGCAATCAACATCAACTCCGTCACACATACGCTACACGCAGTATCGAGAGCGGTATGCCTGCAAAAATATTGCAGTATAGGTTAGGTCACTCGGATATAACTATTACCCTGAATACATATTGTGATGTATTTAGCGAATTTGAAGACACCTACATCGATAAAACACAGGAGTATTTGTCAACTCAAGGTATTGCAATTTGAAAACATTGCAACCAAAATGCAACCTTTTAAGATTTTATGGCTGAATTTTCCTTTAAATAAAAGGATTTCAGCTTTTCAAGTCTTGTCACCTCGACCAAAAAAAAGAGATACCAAATGAAAGGTATCTCTTTTTATTTAGTATGCACAAGACTTGAACTTGCGGCAGGCTTCTCCGAATTCGACGAGCTAAAGCGAAGTGCGAATTTGGGAGAAACAGTCCGGTGGACTGTTTCGTAGAAGGCTAGTTCAGTTCTGTGTCACCTCGACCAAAAGGACTACCTAATGGTAGTCCTTATTTTTTACCCAAAATAGCAAACAGCCGCATAAAATAGCGGTTTTCTTTTATCAGGTGTTCGAATTTTTGCTGTTTACAGCACATTTCTTGCAAGTCTGATTGCTTCCCTAATGTACTTGGGATTGTTTTTTGAGCAAACATTAAACCGCCCAAGCACAATGCTTGGGCGGTTATTTTACCTTAGGCACACATAACTGTATGGTATGCCTCTTTCGTTTAAGCAAACATATTCATCTCTTATGCCTGATGATTCCTGCTCCACTTTTATCGTTTTTCTTCCATCTAACAGTTGCACACCGTTTGATGTACCGTGAGTTGAAGCAAAACCGACATAAACAAATCCCTTGCCTAAAGTTTTATCCCATACTTCAGGTGAAACACCGACTCCGAAGATTAAAATCACAGACGGTTTAAATGGGCATCCGGTTTGAATACTGCGAACTGATTCGCCGCTGCCGTAATAAACACCGCAATGCACATTCTTGTTCCATTTTTCTCTGTCTTCTTGTGAAACATGGTATGAAACATCGTTTTTATGCTCTGTTATCTGCTTATCAATAATTAAATTATCATTGCAAAAATCTTCTCTTTTAGGTTTATCACCGCCGAGCCAAAGGTTTAAGCCTAATTCTGTTTTATTTGAACTGCTCATATATTACCTCCTAAACTATCAAAAAAATTAAATGTATTATTACAAATTTTTTCCCAATCATCAGCACAGTAATCAAATGAATCATATGCATCAAAATCAAGATTTGCACCACTTGCACCAAGCACAACACCCGGGCAAAGATAATCATCCAAAAATGATGTAACTTTAAAAATGTCGCCGAAATTTTCACTGCCAATCGGGCCTATAAACATATTAAATACAGATGAAAAGCCGATTTCAAAACTATCAAGTATCTTTTGAAATTCATTTTTCAATTCATTAAGCCTGTAATCATCATACTTAGACGATATGAATTTTTTAATTACATCTTTATCAAAACGAGTTACATCAAATAATTCGCACATTTTTTGCCTGCCGATATTAAGCGAAGAATCGGCAAATATTTCATTCAAAACAGTATCAAAATTCTGCTCCACTATGCTAAATCCGGCACAAATACTTTTTATCATAGCTAAATTACTGCTTTTCGCACCTACATTTAAGCCTAAACTTGCATATAATTTTTTCAGCCTGTCTTCCATAGTTAAATTATTACTTTTCATATAGTTCAACCTCCAAGTTATCAAGGAGCAGGTAACTATCTGTATCACAATTGATTAAATCGCCCAAAAGTGCGTCGCTCGTTATTTCAACACTGTCTACGCTGTCATATTTAAGTATGGCCTTTCGGAGTTCATCAAGAGTTATGCTGTAATCAATTTTATTTCTTGTTAAAATCTCGTACAAGTCATCATATATTTTTTGCCGAATTGAATCTTTGTCATCAATATAATTCATAGTAACAAGTGCTTTGACATTATAATGGGTTTTTGACGCATTTTTAACCTGAACATCCACACCGAATAGCTCACATTGAGGAAAAAGCGACTTAATTTTGCTTGTATCATCACTCGTAAGTTCTCTTGTGCAGGATACTATAACATCAACCTTACCCGCTTCACTGCTTTGCTTTATATGGCAGTCATTATAATCTTCAATGTTTTTAACTTCAAGTTCAATTGAACTTTTGTTAAAACCGTTAAGCGGAATTTTGAAAGTTTCAATAATTCTTTTTCTAAAAGCGCTGTCGCTTTCATCATCGCTTCCGCCAGTCATATCACCGCGGTTTATTACATATTCAATACCAAGCGGGGCTTTAACCAAAACAGTAATTTCACCGCTTTGTGCATTAAAGCTTTCACCGTTTTCCATTGCTGTACATAAAACTTCACATTCAGTCTGCCCACTGGCAAGCGTAACATTTTCATTTGTAATATATTGAATTAAAGGATTTTCGCCCTTTGAACATACAGTTCCTTTTTCAATTATAATATCAGTATCACTTGCTTCATTTATGCCAAAAGATAAAATACCGCTTGCCTTCGTTCCTGATTTTCGCTTGCAATTTCGGAGTTCACCGTGCCTGTCAAGATATTCACCCGTCGCACTTTGCACAAACGCCTGCTTTAAAATAAAATCACTGTAACACGACAGTGCATATAATTCACTTGCAATTGCCTGAAGCTTTTTTTCTTCAACCGTACCCGGCAGCAACTTTTTTTGTGTATAGTTTTCATAAGTTTCCGTCATACTTTTTTGTATTTCTTCCCAAGTAGTTTTCAAAGTTCAATTTTCACCTGCCTTTCCTCATCATTTATTAAAACATTAACCTTTAAAACCGTATCATCAAAATCAAGAGATTTAACATATACACCGTCAAGATTTGATACAGCACTTCTGACAAAAGAGAGCATTTCATTTATATCTTTTGAAAGTCTTATTTGGCTTCCGAAATCTTTATCCGGATAAAAATTACCTTTTTTGCAATATATTGCCATTTTGCAGGCATTCATTATATCAATAATTTGTTCATTTGCTTTGTTCAATAATTTTACCCTCCTTTGATATTAAAAGCCCGTTTAGTTCTATACTTCCGTCATTTTTAAGATGTATATAAGCGCCTGAAAGAGAAGTAATTTTCACTTCCCCGTAACCCACTGCCGAGCTATCACTTTCAACACCGATGCAAACTTGTTCTCCGCCGCCTTGGGTAAGCAGTAATTTTTCACCTTTAGGCACGCAGGAAATATATCCGTAAGGCGAATAAAAATCAACATTTCTTTCAACTCCCGTTGAAGCAGCTTCAATTTTTCCACCAAAATTCATTGTCACCTTTCCGCACTCGGTAGGCGGCAACTTTTCTTCTTTAATAATTTGCCTGCTAATCCACATAGTTTACCTCCTTAACATCAATGTTTTTGCCAAGCACAAGCTTGCATTTTTCGCCGTCTTTATCATAAGAATATATTTTTTCCAAAAGCAAATAATCATCAAATTTGCCGATAAGGCTTTCATAATTAAATCGCTGATAAAGTTCGCTGCTGCAATAACCGTTAATTGTTATTTCCAGACACTTGTAATTTTTAAACGAATCTTTTATCATTTTAGAAATTTTATAATTTCTTTGCCAGCTTGCAAGTGAAATAAGATTTACATATCTGTTTCGCGAAAAGCCCAAATCTTTTGCCGATTTTGAATAAGTGTGGCAATCATAATTTGATGAAAACTCCTTTTTGTAATGAACGGCGGATATAGGCTCACTTCTGTTAATAATACTTTTTACACTTAAAATAGGGTACGAATTCAGATTAAGAATATCTTTACTTGCCTCAAGCATAATAATTTCATTACTTGCATTTATCCTTATTCCGTTGCCTGAAATCATAGAAACAAGCGAATTTATTGCGCCGAATAACGAAGCACCACTTGTAACCTCATATTTTTTTAAAGTATAAACATTGGGCAGTTTGAATTTAAAGCCTAAATCTTTAGCATACGCTTGAAAAAGGCTCAATGCACTCGGGCAATTGTATGTATACGCAAATGCGTCATTATCAACAAGCAAACAAGCACTTGAACGGGCATAAATATATGTTTGAAATCCTTTTTCATCAACTGCTGATTTTTGGCAATCACAATATCCGTTAAATATCAATTCATCATCTTTATAAGCCAAAACTTTTTCAATTTCAACAGCCTTTATATTATCAATAAATTTAATGCTCAAACTGTCACACGCAGCTTCGGCTGTTTGGGTTAAAACGGCTGAAATTATATTTTTCAAAGTGATTTCTTCATTATCAACGGTAATTAAAACTATTTTCATTTCAAATTCACCCTTTCGTTTTCCTCTATACTAAAAGGACTTTCAAAATCGTTTAAATTCATAATATCATCAATACAGATATTAGTCCTTTTTGCAATGTCAAAAGCATTTTCACCTAAGCCGGCATAAGTATAATCAAGCGATAGATTTTGCAAGTCTTCACCGCATACCTGAGTGAATTCAAATTCATATTCAATACCGCCTTTTTGTGCATTGGCATTATATTTAAACAGCGTAAAAATTGCTTTTATCGGATAGAGTGACGGGCAGTGAAGCTCACCTTGTAAACCCTGCCTTAAAAGTTTTGACATCATATTGCATTTTGCCTGTGCATCATCGCCGTATAAAACACCTTTACCTTTTACAATAATCGGTTCTTGGTAAATATCGTTTGCAATACTGTTTTTTCCGTATATTGAATTAACCTTTACATCGCGTGACGCAATAACTTCAATATATAAAGGATTCGTTTCAAAAACAAAATCATTAAATCTCATTTTTATTTTATTCATCATTCATTTGTGGATTTATCATAACGATTTTTGTCAAGGCGAATAATTTCACTGATGTTTTCTGCCTGTTCATATTCTTCATTCACCACTTTCACCTCCGAAATCAACATTTGCATTTATATTTAACACACATTTAAGCACATAGCCTTTTACATATTTTGAATAAGAAATCGGCTCGGCTTTAATACCGATAAAATTGAATTTTTGGCTTACTCTGCAAATATTAACTAAAACTTCATTTGCAAAATCCGGCTTATCTTTCGGCACATAAATATCGGCATTTATTTTGATACTTGCGTATTTTGAAGTATCCCCAAGCTGTTCGGGCAAAACATCAACTTCGCCAAGTCCGATTGTTACAAAGGTGTGCTTAATTTCACCGGCAAAGGAAACATTAGGATAAGGCTTGATGATTTTTATATTTTCAAAAAAGCTGTCTGCTTTAATTGCTTTTGCAAAAGATAAAATAAAATCGTTAATATTCATCATATTGTGCCTCCTCCACTTCCCTCAAAATACCCGTATAATAAATAGTTTCATCATTTATTTTAACGGCATTTTTGCGCAAAAACTTATAACTAATATCGTTATAAATCAGGCGTCCATCTTCTTCAATTTCAAAAATATTGTGCGTTTTAGGGCCGATATATAAATGGTATCTTGCTTTATTTGTTCCGACTTTGGTTACACTATCGTCAAAGGCACTGCTCTTTTTTCGCCACAGCGGACTAACGGTGCATTTAAAAGGCATTGATGTCCAGTCACCGTCTTTAAGCACAGCAGTTGAACCTATTTTATCAAGCTGGTTTTTAATAATATAAGCACTGTTCATATCATACCGCCTCAAATGCAAAACCTTTATCTTTAATCAGTGAGGTACACTGTTCAAAAGCGAAGCTACAAATAGCTTTTGCATTTTCAAGGTTTGAAGATGTGTCGATTGAATACGACACATCCCCTGCCTTAAATGAAGTAATACCCTCTGACTGATTAGTAAGTACATATTGGTAATAAGCCCTTGCCGCACATAAAAATACAACTGTGTTTTTATTTTCATCCCCGTTATTTTTTAAAAGTGAGTTGATATATTCCGTTTCCATATAAATCAAAGATTCATACTTTTTTGCTTCTTCCTCACTTAATGATGAAAGGGTAATAAAATCTTTTTTAACTTTTACTAAATCAGTCATTTAATCACCTTACGCCTGTTTGCAGAAAACACGAATAGCATTAGGGAAAATGCAGTTAAAGCCTACAATTGTTGATATGCTGGCTCTTTCAAGCTGGCGGTCAATAAGCTTGTCAAATTCTGTTGTAATATCACTTGCAACTACTCTTTCAATCGCATAATTTTTATCAAGAGCAACAATATATCCGTCTGCAATATTAGTGTCGATAATAACTTCCGCACCGAAAGGAGTAAGTATTTTGCCTGTACCGTGGAAATCAAGGCCTGCATCGGCATCTCTGAACTGCGGTAATTTGAGAATTTGAGCATATGTATTAGGACTCATTACCATTGTTGTAAGGTTGAAAGGTGACATTGAAGCATAAAGATTTACAAGGCCATCATAAGTAATTGTATCACCGGTATACTTTATGGTATTAGATTCATTACTATTGGCAATTTCAAGAACCTTGTCAACTTCCATATGCATAATATTTTCGCCGATACGACGAAGTGCAAGTGAAAATACATCAAGCTTTTGGAACTTAATTGCTTCATATGAAGCAGAAATGATTTTACCGTACTTATTAAGCTTTGTGAGTGTGTCCTTAACTTTAATCTCAACTGTTTCAAGCTGTGTGCCTTCTGCAATAGGATTAAAAGTGGTGTAATTTTCATCTTCTGTAAGCTCGATTGACCTGTAATCAAGTGAATCAACAAAAGTAGTTGTTGCTATAATCTTATCAATTGTGCAGTTATCTTTCATACCAAGCTTGATTGAACGGGAAACAAATTCAGGGAAAAGTGCTGCTGAATCAGTAGTTTGGAAAAACTTTGATACAGTATCGCAGTCCTTGCCTGAAACCTTAATATCAAATCTCTTAAGCTGGCGTTCAAATGCGTCAAGCCCTTCAAGTGATGTACCCTTATAATTTTCTGATGGGTCAAGTGCTTCAAGAGCCTGTGTAAATGATTTTCCTGTGGTATATAAACCTTTTTCAATTTTAATATTTTCGTATGACATAAATAATTCCTCCGTTAAATAAATTATATTTTAAATTGATTTACTGTATTTGATGTTTTGTCATCATCTGTTTTAATTTGAAGCTTAACGCTTTTTTCACGGCTTTTCTTTAAAAATGCATCTTTAAAAGACATAAGCTCCTTTGCAGTCATTACTTCGGCAACAGATGTAAATGTTTTAATATCCATTTCCGGCATTGATACTGCACAAAGTCTTACAACCTCTTCCGTAAGGCTCTTTTTATACTGCCTGCCGAGTTCGGCATCATCCTCAAGTGTATCAACATAATCTAAAAGCGAATCAATCTGGCTTTTTGAAACAGATGTTTCCTCGCTCATACCTTTGAGTGTATTTATAATATCTTCCATATTACTCTCCTTTGTAATTTCAAATGCTTTTGTAACCCCTGCCTCTCTTTGCGCCGGAACCGCAACAAAGCTGAATTCATATGCATCACTTATATCCGACAGTACCGTGCAGGCAATTTTGCCCTTGTATTTTTTGCCGGATATATGCTCGCATCTGCCTTGCCTTTTGTTTTTTCCGCAAATTGAGCAGGTGGCTGTTGATGAAGAACAGGAAATAGAGACTTCCTTTTTTATTCCGGCATCAATTGCCTCAATAAATGATTTGTTTTCATCATTTTTCACAGTGTAAGCTTTTGCTTTAAGCATATAATAAGGCTCACCGTCGGCAGTAATTTTACCGTCAACCTTTTCAATCCAAGTGTCAAAAATTCTTGCCTTTTGGTCACTTGCTTTCATTGAATGGTCGCTTATTCCCGTTTTACCTACAAAAAGCTTTTTAAGTTTTTCAAGTGCCGACAGTGAAAATTTTTCATAATCTCTGTCAATATCATTATCGCAAAGCGTAACCGTAAAAACATAAAGGCTGTCTGCGTCAAAATCACGCCTTGTATACTGATTGATTTTTTTCAAATCTTCGTCACTTGCAGTAAAACTTTTTTCAACATAACCTGATGTCAACTTTCAATCTCCTTTCTGATTTGTTCAGCCTGAGCTGTATAAAGCTGCGCCTGTGCAAGCTCACATTCATCTTGAAGTGTAATTTTCTTCCATTCAACATTCGCCTCATAATTAAGCGAATTAAGTGCAAGATACATATTGCCTATTTGCTTAATTACCGGTTCAAGAATGCGCCTGTATGACTCAAGCTCCGAAGTCAAAATATCTGCCTGCTGCACGCTCATTCTTTCGGTTGATGACCAGCTAAGCCCCAGCATAAAAGGCGGAAGCCCTGTTTTAGCAACAATTTGTTCAAGTAACTGCTTAACTGGAATTTCACTGTCAAGCACAGCATTATCTGCACCTATTACCTTTACACTGACATCTCCTACTGCCACAAAATCCTTAACCGAATTTGAATCCATAGCGTCTTTCCAAGCTTTTGCCACGGTCTGTGCCGTTTCACCGGCATTTGAATATGCGCTATCCTTATCCGGCTTGCAAATAACAGAATATCTGATATTTCCGGCGTGCCTCCAGTTTTCGCCTATTGTGTTATAAATTTCAAGCAAAATATCACTTACAAACGGTAAGCCCGAAAGTAAACTTGTGCCGCACAACTCAGCCGGCTTTGGATTAAGCACGGAATACAAAATCAAATTAGGCTTGCTGATTTTATTTCCGTAATTATAAAAATCAATATCCACACCGTTTGGCGCTCGCTTAAGCTCAATTGATGAAAGTTCACTGTTATATAACGCATAAATTCCGTCGTCGCACATAACAATTTCACCGATAGCTGTACCAAAAGTCAAAAGCTGATTAAGATAATTTGAAATAAACGACGCAATCCCCTTTTGATTTCCGCCGACATTTATACTTTCAAAATATGAGTTCATCATATCGTTTACTTTTTCATTTCCGGTGTTAAATTTAAAACCTTCGCACAAGCGAACAATTTTGTTAATTGCCGAGTCTAAAATAGGAACCGCATTTCGAAGTTCGGCATATACTCTCGACTCACCGTTTATCGGCATATAACTTGATAAATTATAGTAAGGATGATTTGATGCGATTGAAGTTTGAACTGCACATGCAGTATTTGAATTTTGACTTTTTTTCCTTTTAAAATCTAAAATCTTCAAAGCTAATTCCTTTCTATTGCAACAGATGCAAATGCGCTGTTTTGATTTTCTCTGCCTAAAACAGTGGCAACAAAATAGCGAATATCATCCATTGCGTGATCGTTTTCTTTTTTAACTGCATCTTTTTTTATATTGTCATCCCAGCGGTAAATTGAAAATTCCCTAATAGCATCGGTGCAGGCAGGATATATAAAAATTTCTTCATCCTTAAGTGCCTGGCACACTCTGTTAATGCCTGTAAGAACATCGTTATTTGCCTTAACAACACGAAATTTACCATGCCTTAAAACAGTTTGAATAAAAGATGCAGCCGACGGGTCAATAATCAAAGCTGTTATTTCTCTGTTTTCGGCAAGTTTTTCAAGCTCGCGGTAATACTCCTCATCTGTAAGCTGAATACCGTTGTCCCTGCCTGAATAATAATACTCATCAAGCCTAAACCACTTACCGTCACATTCACCCCAAAGCCCTAAAGAAAAAGGATTGACTGTTCCGTAATCGCAAGAAAGATAAAAACGATTAAATTTCCCTTTACACTTTTTTATGTGCCTTTCGGGTGAAAACATAGGATATACCAAGCCTTGAGCAGTAACCCATTTTCCCTCAATAAATCTTTCATAAAACGCCCCGGAATAAAGGCTTTTATACCTATCCTTAACGCTTTGCGATAACGAGGGATTATCGTCCATAGTGAAATGGATATACAAAACCTGCTTTTCTTTTGCTTTCTTTATCCATTCCATATAAAACCAATGATACGGATGTTCCGGATTGCAGTTAAAAAAGTATTTTGAATTTTCAAGTGAACATCTTGCAACTGCCTGTTCAACAAAACTTCTCGGCATAAGTGCCACCTCATCAAGCATGACGCCACCCAATGTCATACCCTGAATAAGTGAAGCACTCGATTCATCTCTGCCGCCAAAAAGATAATAACGATTAGTCACATTTCCCCTTGAAATTGTAATCATATTTCTGCTAACCCTGTAATCAACGCTGAAACCAAGTTCTTTAAGCGTTGGCAAAAGCGGAGTAATAACATTTCTGCGAAGTGAAGAAATTGTTTTTCCGCAAATGGCAAACGAAGTATCGCTAAAAGCATAAAATGACCAGCAGATAAACGAAATACCCATACAAAGCGTTTTGCCTGACCTAACCGCTCCGTCACAAATAATACCGTTTTTATCTTTAACATCACTGCCATTGCACCACCAATTAAGCACTGAAAGCTGCTTTTGTGAAAAAGGAATAAATTTATTCATCCGTCTCCCCCATATAGTGCTTTTTAGTTGCCTGAGTACTTTTTTCAAGTGCTTCGTAAAACGATGTTGGCGAATTATCGCTTTTTTCATTCACCATTTCTCTGATTTTGTCAATTGCTTTGAGCCTGTCAAAAAATTTTATTTCCATTCCGCCGCCTCGAGGTCGCTTGATTTCACTTACATTAAATAAATCAAGCTTCGGCAATTTTTCAATAATTTCTTCCTCCGGCTCAAAAAGCAGGCTTACCGCATCCGTAATTTCTCCGAATGCAAGGCGCCGTAATCCGTCGCATACCTCCTTTTCGCTTATCTTTTTTCTGCGTGACATTTACACACCTCCATATCTTTTTTGCAGGGATAAAAG